TCTTCATCTCCCTCACAAGTGCTCTTTTCACCCTCTACAATTAGAGGTGATTGTCCACCAATTCGATGATAGAATAGAATATATGCATCCGCTGAAAATAATTCTTTTTTGTTCATAACATCTTTTTTAACTTCTCTGTAACGACTATCATTATACAAAATCCAACTATGATCATTATCAGTTTCACCTCCATCGGTAATATTCTTAACATATGCATAATAATGACCTCCGCGAATACCTCCTGTGTGATTACAAATTGCATTGAGACTATATGTTGTATGCTTGTTTTCATATCCAACACAATATGGTGCCATATCTAGATATGTAGGAATTGACAATACAGTGTTAACCTTTGAAGGACTTCCGGTGCGCATATCAAAACTAAATCGTTTTAATACTACAATTAGATTTTCGGGAAGACTGATAAAGCTAATCTTTTTGTGGAATTCGGTTGCAGATGGTTTTGGGTTATCTTCACTCTTATAGCCATCAAGTTTCTCCGGTTTTGTAAATTGTTCAAATGCATTTAGTATAGATTCTTTCTTTTTAAGACCATCAATTACCAAATTTACATACACAAAAGGATCAAAGGAATTTGACGTATCGTCATCATATGAATTTGTGATCGTACTGCAATACATACCACCATATTGTTGTTTAATTGGACTAACTCCTTCGGTAATTTGGTATTTACTATAATATTCACAATAATCTCGCATCAATTTATCTGTAGGGGTTATAACATCTCCTTTTACAATGATGCTACTTTCCGGGATCTTAATCCTAATTGCTTCATGCAGACTATCAATAAAGAATTGCATAAACTCCTCTGCATCGTTTTGACGAAACCCAATCAGCTCTTTTTTTCCTTTTACAATACACAATTGTTGAAAACATTTGAAGAATCCTACTGGTTGAATTACACATTCATTGTTGTCCCAGAAATCACACAATAATTGACGCCATGCTGATATAAAATTGTGAATCTCCGATACTGTATCTTGATTCAGGTGACGAGTGTGGAAATTTTCGCGTAAATATTCATATAAGTATGGGTTGTAACGAATACATTGCAAGATACAATTTAAATAGCACGTGTTTTGCATATTTTGAAGACCACATATACCATGTGTGGCTAAACTTGTGCGGTTTTCTACTAAACTTTTGATTGCAAAAAGCTCTACCATTTTCATATTGTTGTATAGTAATTTAGTATTACTTTTAAATAACAGTTTTAATAAATGTTTGTTTTGTTATGTTAACTGTTGAACGTATTAAGCTAATAATATAAAGAGGTGTAGTTTTAAATCAAAATAACCGAAAATTTCAGTCGAATGTTCTAAATTATTCTAAAAATTAACTATAATAATATGATTTTAACTTAAAGAGACTACACACTACAAACATAATTGTGTTCAATTTCAAAAATTAAAAGATAAACGATATACACCCTTAGATAAATAATTGAATCATCAATAATTAAGTTGACAAATTCTATTAAATGAGTTCGCAATTACCTTTTCCATATGCCATAAATATACATATATCTCCGTGTGATAATTCACAAGTCACATTACATAATAATTTTTCATTTAATGTTAAGCAACCAACACAAAATAATACTTTAGTTGAAGAAGAATTGACTGAAACAGAATATAGAATATCTGAAGATGGCGACCCAATTGACATTATTCGTAGTAGAAGTGTAACTAGACCAAATTCCCAAACACACACACTACCATACCAACAAGTAAATACACAAACACCACATATGTCTCAGGTACATGCTAGTACAAATACACATGTTACACAACCTTCAACAATATCTAATAATATTCCTGTATCACAAAATATAGTACCACCTAACACTGAACCTATCATACAAACTACAACGTCAACATTACCTGAAACTAATGTAACACCCGGTAACGAATCTATTCATCCAGGATTATTTGGAAATAGACGTGTAAATTTCCATAACCCAAATAACAATTCACAAAGTACGGTTGAATTGTTTACTTTTGCACCAACAAATGGAAATAATGTAAATCCAAATGATTTTACAAATCAACTTAATAATATGACAAATGGATTGATTAATTTGTTTTCTGGCAATTCAAATGCTAATATGCCAAATATAAGTGGAACAACGAGCGGACGTTCGGGTGGTTTAAATTTGAACGATTTGCGACAATATACCACACTATCCATATATAATGAACCCAATAACAATAATGTAAATACCAATGAAGGAACTAATGAGGACACAATTACAACAAACTGTGAAATATGCCATGATACAATCAATAATGGCGATATAATCCGTATAATAAATATATGTAATCATTCGTTCCATCAAGAATGTATTGATGCATGGTTAGAAAATAACAATACATGTCCATATTGTAGAGGAAATGTATTAGATCAAACACCAATTGATGTACATTCTGAAACAATAGATGGTCCTGGTAATGTAAATACAACTTCTGAAAATATAAATAGTAATGATAATGATAATGATAATGAACATACACCTGAAATATAATTTCAAAACAGTTTAAACATTAAAAATGTATTATTTATATCTGAAAAATTTCAAGAAATAGGTAGAGAATAATTTATCATTATTTTAAATTGTTTTAAAATTATTTTTTAAAGTAATTGTACAATGTCAAATAATTATTTAATACGTCTACGTAAAGAATACGCGGGTATTAAAAAAAATCCTATATGCAATTGTTATGCTGAACCAACTAATGACTCTTTCATGGAATGGAAAGCAACAATTATGGGTCCTATAGAAACTCCATATGAAAATGGTGTATTTAAACTTAAAATGATTTTTTCCACTAATTATCCATTTGAGGCACCACAAGTGAGGTTCCAAACTAAAATTTTCCATCCAAATATTGATAGTGCTGGTGGTATTTGCGTTGATATTCTAAAAGAAGCTTGGAGCCCAATTCAAAATATTGAAAAAATTCTAGTATCTATATGTTCTCTGTTAGATGATCCAAATCCACAAGACCCACTTGTAAAACACGCTGCAGATTTATACATGAATAACCGAGAAGAATTTAACAATGAAGCTAGAACATGGACTGCATTATATGCTGTTCCTGATATAGCTGAAGTATGTGGTGGTGGAGATAAGAAATAATTTATGAATATATTTTTATCATTTATTTATAATCCATTTAAAATTATTTATTGTGAATTATTCATTTAATAAAATTTATATATATTTATTAGTTATTATTATTAAATAACATACATTATCTATTATAAATTATGAGTAAATCTGAAACTAACCAATTAGTCAGACAATTTATTTATGACTTCGAAAACGACAGAAAGCCAGAAACATTAACTGAACAGTTGAATAAATTATTTCAAAATGTAAAACAAATAAAAATAACTAAATTAAAAAAAAACCCAATGCCTTTGGTGGCGCAAGATGATCTTAAAAATAGGTTAAAACAGGTAAAGCTATAATATTATTAAAATCATAGACTACGATGATATTTCCACCCTAAATCTGCACATATTTTTGTCCAAACCATATCATGAGTATGTAATTTTTCTCTAGACTTGAGAAGAGGGCAGTATTTACAAAATTCAGGCATATCAAGTATTAAAAAGAATTTATGCAATACATAGGAATATGACAAGAAATTTATACGACCAGGTGGTTGATGAACCAAATACGGTCCTTGAATTAATTTGAACATTGTATGAATCTTATTTTCAGTCTCTTTGTTTAAGACAGGTGTTGGGATTCCAAGCATATGTTTTATATGTGCGATATGTTCATAATATTTAGAATGACCTAAATGACGCAATATTTCCCGCATTTTTTCATTTGTTAATTTTGCTAGATTTTCAATTCGTTGTTTACGTATTTCATTAAGAATACCATCTATAACCTCCTGTGGTATTTCAGTTGTTTCTTTTGCTTGTAATTGCGAAAGACATTCTATAAGGTGATTTACGCGCTGATAGTTATAGTAACTAAGCTCTCTAGGTGGATCTTTATACGACGGTTTATCAGAGTCTATCAAAATATTTTCTTGATAACCACATTGTTCACATCTCATGACACCTTCAGAGTGTATTGTCTTCATATAACATTTACAGTCTTGACAATAATCATGTTGTTCGTCATATTCTAAAGGAACTACATAATCCGGATCAACTGTACGCATATATTGTGTAATAACATTGTTTTTTCCAATATATTTCATATTACCTTTAAACATTTCTTTATTTTGTTTTTCTTCATTATTAAAATTACTAGTAGAATTAATAGAGTTATTAGAATTAATAGAGTTATTAGAAATTACTACAACTCCGTCTGAATTACTAATTAAAGGATTATCTTTATTTAGTTTAGCGTCTGCTTCAGTTTTTTTTCTCTTTTGCTCTTCCCTCTTTCTAGCAAAATAATTTAATATAGAATTCTTCTTCTTTGATTTTTTTGTAATTTGAGAAGAACTACTTTTTGCTATTTCCCTATTTTTTTCATCATCATAGTATTGAAATAATAAATCGCCTACTTCCATAAAATATTCTTGTTTTTTTGTATTGTTTTCTAATTCTGCAATTTTCATTTCAATAGTATCTTTTTCATCTAAACATATATAATATTCATCGAAATTCTTCAATTGACGTTCATCAGTTTGTTTTTTCGTGGGTTTTCTTTTGTTTTTCCTTGTTTTTCCTTGGGCTGTATTTTTTTGTCCTTTTTTAGGTAATATAGAAGTTGTTTCCATATAACTGTATTTTCCCATTTTATTTAAAAATTCAAAAGTAGCAATTAAAGAAGAAAGTTCCTTTACACGTCTTTTCATCTTAGGTAAATGTCTTTCTTCTTTCTGAAACTCCTTCATCTTCTTCTTATGAATAAAATCGATAGTTGTAGTTTTATTATAACCACTTTTTATATTTGAGGATTTAGTCATTTTAATATGACGTATTTATTTCCCTATACATATATACATTTTATTTGCCTTTAAATAAACGTTTAAAAAAAGTTTGTTTTTTCGTAGGTTTTATTTTATTTTCCATGTGTTTCCTTGGGATGTATTATTTTGTCCTTTTTTAGGTAATGTTGTAGTTTTATTACAACCACTTTTTATATTTGAGGATTTAGTCATTTTAATATGACGTATTTATTTCCCTATACATATATACATTTTATTTGAATTTAATATAAACTTATATAAAATATTAAGCAATGACGACATTATATAAAATTTGTAAAAAATGTTCTAACCTTTTTGTAATTGTTGTTACAGATTTACACCACCTTAATTAATTATCATTACATGTTTTTATTTACTTATTCATAAACTATGAGATAGTTTAATTTATATTAATTTTATGACCAACTTATATAACTCATCAGTTATTCATTTAATTATATTTATTGACTATCATTTATTATAAATTATGGGAGGAGGTTTAATCCAACTTACAGCCTATGGGGCCCAAGATATTTTTTTGACGGGTAATCCACAAATTACATTTTGGAAGGCAATTCACCGTCGCCATACAAATTTCTCAATGGAACAAGTTAAACAAGAATTCAAAGGAACTGTTGACTTTGGTAATAAAGTATCATGTACAATTTCTAAGCATGCTGATTTATTACACAAACTTTTATTACAGATTGATCTACCTTCAGTTAGTGTAAGCGCGGGAACAAATCGGTTTCGCTGGTTAAACTGGGTTGGACACGTTCTTGTTAAAAATGTTGAGATTGAAATAGGTGGAAAAGTTATTGATAAACATTATGGTGAATGGTTACAAATATGGTATGAATTAACTACACCTGAAGGTAAAAAAGATGGCTATGCAAACGCATTAGGTAATGTACCTAAATTAACACAATATACTTTAACTGGTTCATCGCCTGCAGTACAATTATATATTCCTTTAAAATTTTGGTTTTGTCGAAATCCAGGATTAGCATTACCTCTTATAGCGTTACAATATCATGAAGTACAAATTAATATAGAATTTAGAACTTTTGCTGAATGTAGTAACCAAATTGGCACAACTACTGTAACAACTCCATCACTCAGTGCTGATCTTTATGCAACATATATATACTTGGATACAGACGAACGTAGACGTTTTGCTCAAGCAAGTCATGAATATCTTATAGATCAAGTTCAAAGAGTTACAAAAAATATAACATCCACCACACCACAAGTAGAACTTCTATTTGACCATCCTGTTAAAGAACTAATATGGGTAGTTCAACCAAATGATCATACAACTTTAGGTGGCGTTAATAACCAAGTTGGTGGAGCACAATATTTTAATTTTACAGATCGCCTAGATCGAACATATTTTAGTGGTGTACCATCTGACCCTCTAGGCGGAGGTTTACATGACCCTTACCGCGGCGTATTTCCACTTTCAGGACTTAATGTAACAGGCGAAACAGTTCATGCTGGTGCTGATACAGAAGATGTTGAAGTTCCATCAGTTGGTGATGTTAACACTAGCTCTGTTACACAATATACTTGGGAAAATCATATATTGTCAAATATTGGTATACATGGTGGTTCATCAAGTTTACAATTATTTAATCATACACATAGTGTAGCGGCAGATAATGGAACTGATGCTGTTACTTCCGGAACAGGGTCTGCTGCATCATTTACTAATCTGCCATTATACGACATTGGTGAAAATCCTGTAATAGATGCATATATCACCATGGGAGGCCGAGAGCGTTTTTCGAAAAGAAAAGGACGTTATTTTAATATAGTTGAGCCTTTAAATTGGCATACAAATACACCACCAACGGGTATCAATGTGTATAGTTTTTCATTATCTCCAGAGGAACATCAACCATCTGGTACTTGTAACTTTTCAAAAATTGAAGATGCAAAATTGATTATGACATTAACAAACTCACGTGCATCTCAAGCTAGAGTATATGCTGTTAACTATAATGTATTAAGAATTATGAATGGTATGGGTGGATTAGCATATTCAACATAACATGTTTTTAGAAAAAGCATTACCAAAATAACATGCTTTTAGAAATAATCTTTTAATGACATTTTAACATAATCATATATTGCAAATTGTAAAGCTGCTTCTGGCACTGCTTTTATCATATTAACGCCATATCCAGCATAAAATGCACGAATTCCATGTACACTATACATATTTTTAATACAACTTATAGGTCCAGAATATTTTTCTTTTGTACTATCAATTCCATTAATTTGAAGATTCCGCTTGATTGTATCTCCAGGAAACATTAATGATTGAGCGATTAATCCTGCTGTTGCACCTGCAATAAACTTATTTCCAAATATTCCACCTTCATCGCATAATTTTTCATAAACGAAAAATTGTATCCCAACATATAGAGAATATGTTAGTCCAGATATAAGAAATCCTTTATAAAACGTCTTAACACCTTCTTGTTTTATGATATTTTGTGCACATGTAATATAATTCGTATAGTTGTTAGTCATATGGTTATCTAGAGACATTCGCGTGCGTATAATATCAAGAGGATATGTACATGTTATTTGTGTTAATCCAGCTAATGTACCACCTAGTAATTGTCTAAATGGAGCATCATTAGTTACTCCTAATTTTTTTTTGTAAAACTCATTTGTTGGAAATTTTAACATGTAAGATGGCACGATACGAACCAAATTGGAATAATGTCCACGATAAAATCCCAGTGACCCTTCATTTTTATATATAAACTTAAAAGAGTCATATAAACTAGTGTAATTTTGTTGTCCGTAGTATAATTGAGACTGTTTTAATAATTTAAGACGTTCTAATGGGGCCACAAAAGATTTTGTTACAATTGCAGATGTTATACTAGAAAAAACAGAATTTATTATGTCCATTTTTAAAACAAAGTAAACTTAAGTAAATAAATAAACTAAATTAACTCTTAAATTCACTGTTTTTAGATTCGTTAATTTATTTATTTTTTAGTAATTGTAAAAGTTATATTTAGTTTATTGTTGATTTGGACTTTTATGTAAGATTTTTTATTAGCTACATCTTGTTTATAATCAATAATTTTAGGTGTTTCAAGTACTGTAGGATTTACTCCACCTTTTTGAACATATTTATCAGGGTTGATTTTGGCATCTATATAACTCAACGCTTTAAGAACACGATTACCATATTTTAATTTATTATCCATAGTATAAGTTATAATTAAATAATTAAATAATTCTTATAAATAGCTATAAAATTATAATAAAATTATAATACCATACATTTTGTTTAATTACCTAGTTCAATTAATTCTTCTAAACTAAATTCAACATCAAATCCATTTAAACCATCTACCTTACCTTTTGTAGTTCTTATTCCATAAGCTTCTTTAATTTCATTAAATTCAACTGTTATTTCATCAGTTTGCTGTGCTACATCATCTGTCGGTGGTGTGCCACCTGCGCCACCTGCGCCACCTGTTTGGATGTTTGATTGAACATTTTTATATTCCAATATCTTCTTAAACATACCTATAATGCTATTTTCAATTTTAAATTGTTGTGACATTTAAAAAACTTCAATTTAAATATAAATAATATAATAAAAATGATATAATAACATGACATAATATAACATAATATGACTTTAGTAATAATTAATCCCATATTTTCTTAAATAATATTGCGATCTGAACACTTGAACTATTCGCAGCCGCTGTAGCTGATTTATTTGCTATATAATATTTACTAGTTGCATCGTTCCCTGTGTCATCTGCAGTAATAGACATTGTGATTTTTTTCAATGTTGTAGGATTTACAATACCTATGAAATTTCTTTTTAATTTCATATAATATGTTTGGACATTGGTATCATTATCATTTGCAAATTGGTCTGTCTTACCATATATTTCATTTGGAAGAACATATTTATTTGAAGAATATTGATCATTTGTAAATGTTTTTATATTCAATTCTGGAATATCTATATAAAATGTAGAACTTGCTTCTAAATGTGTTCTGGCATCAACTGTATCATTTGGAGTTCCATCGTAAGTTGACGTATTATATATAACCATTTGATTATTCAAACTCACATATTCAATATACATTTCACATTTAGTATCAATATATAATGGTTCTAATAAATTAAACTTAATATTTTCATAAAAAAAGTTTGCCTCACGACTATTTGGTGTAGTTGAAGCACTAGGTAAACTAACTTTTGTCGTACTCATAATAGAATCCAACACTAAAACTTGATATAAAGAACGGTCATTGAAATATTTAGTATTTTTATAGATCATGTCACTATAACTTTGGTCCTGTAATTGCATAACTTGTTTATTAAGTTTATGTCTTTTTTTAAAGAATAATACTATTTTAACAGCTCCACAAGTAGAAAAACTGTCAGCATCATTTGTAACTCTATTAGATAGAATATATTTATTAAAATTCCCAGTGAAATATTTACCACTTGAATCAATAGTAGTTATACCTGATACACCACTATCTACGCTTGGAACTAACCCAGTTATAGAAACATTAAAACCGTGTATAGTTTTAGGTTGTATAGTTGATATAAAATTACTTTTTAGTTTTACATGATAAGTTGCCATTTCCGGTCCAGAATCATTTGGATTTTCATCTGTATTTCCAAATGTGTCATTTGGTATAACAAATTTATTTGATAAATAATCATTGTTTGAATAGGTAGTAATATTTAATTCTGGTATATCAATGCAAAAATATGGTGTGTTTTCAATGTGTGAAACTTTTTCTGTTTGACTTGAGTCTGAAAAATCAACATTTTGAAAATGCAAAAACTCTAAAAATACGTCTGTCGGAGAGTCTACGTAAAATGGTTCGTGTAATTTATAATATACATTATTATGCAAAAAGTTGTTAGCTCTTGTATCACTCGAGATACTTCTTGAATCTAATGTAATGATTTGTGAATCAATTCTTTCTGTTCTGTATTGTACATTTTGATATGTATGTGTCTGAAAATTTTCCATAATAATTAACTATTAGAATACAAAGTATATACTATAATACAATTTTATTTTTAAGATATATTCTTACAAGTCATTTATCACAATAATATAATTTGGTATATTTATTTATGTATTTTATCGAAAAATAATCCAATTTTTACAGCACCATTACCAGTTATATCATTATTAAATCCGTTAATCATAGTGGGTAAAGAAGAATTGGTTGTATAATTTTCCCAAGGACTATCTGAAAATACCGTTAATCCATACCCATTTGCAAATGTTCCACCCGTCGTTATCCACACATTACTATCCGTCAATACACTTTGACTATCTGTATAATTATCTTTCAAAACGGTTCCTAAATTTGGTGTCCATGTTCCATTTCCGGCACCACTCTCCAAACACGTAAATGAATGACCAGGCTGTAATGATTTTGCAAATTTATTATTACCAACAGTGATAGCGGTTGCATATTTGGAATGACAATTTTCAACTATTAAATTATTTCCATATGCACCTAATCCAATTATACCTCCTCCAGAACCAATTATGTTTCCAAAACTGTAACAATTACCTACCAATATATCTTCGGTTGCACTAACGCCTACATTACCACCTACTATTCCACCAGCATCATTATGTACAATATTTCCAAAACTATATGAGTTTGTAATAATAGCATGTCCAGAAGTACTATTTCCTTTACCAAAACTATTACCTACAATGCCCCCTGATCTTGGACCTGTTATATGACCGGTAGTAAAACAATTGTGAATTTTTATAGATCCATTGCCATTACAACCGGAATCTCCAATAAGACCTCCCGAATCAATACCGCTTATGGTCGCACTACTAAAACAATTTTTAATATTTAAATGACATCCTGTATTACCATCAAATTTGCCAAAAATACTACCGCCACCATTTCCTAAACTAAATGTGCCAATAATTCCAACGTCAGTTACTGTAATTGTCAAATTATCTGAATCATTTCCAGTACCAAATAATACACCTTGGTCATTAGCCATAGTTGTCACAGCATTAGCATTTATTATTATATTTTTTACGGTAACAGAATAATTATTTGTAGTTAATTGAAATAATCCAGATGTTATACCAGAATGTAATGTAATAGTATATCCATTTCCATCTAATATTTTGTTATTATTTAAAGCTAATGGCCAAGTACCACCAATTAATGTAATATCATTTTGAAGTTGACCATTTGCATTTGAATCAGTTGCCCAGGCTATTAAACTAGATTGATCTGTTATTAATGTAGTTGAAGTGTTTGATAAATAACCATATGTAGTATCAGAAGAACCGTCTGCACGAATCGTCAAAGTTAAACGTTTAATATAATTAGCCTCAATTCTACATAAATAATATGTTTTTAATTTCACATATGTTACTTGGGCAGTTATATCATTGTCATTTTTATTAGAATCTGTCTTTCCATAAATTTCATTTGGAATGAAAAATTTAGATGATTGAAATTGATTATTAGTTATATTTTTAATGGAAAACTCGTCTATATTTATATAAAACTGAGATGTCTTTTCTAAATGATTTACAATTACTGAACCATTTGAATCACTTACATCTGTTTTTTTAAAATGTAAAAATTCTAAATATATATCAGTTGCAGAATCGATAATAATAGGTTCTACTAAATCAAACACAACTTTGTTATATACAAAATTATTTTCTCTTGTTGCAGAACTTACAACTTGTGAATCTAATATAACCATATATGAATTAGGTGTATTAACTCCTCGTGTGTTCTGATATAAATGTTTGGTAATTTCATATTGATTCATGTCAATATTATCATTATTTTGTTTCTTCATATTTCCGAATTGTAATGCATTGTCTGGAAATTGAGGTTCCTGAAAATATATATCCATTGAATTAAAATCCATATTCCAGTTATTTATAATAGTATATATAATCGTATAATAATTATTATATAACTAAGAGTTTTAAAATAAACTCAGAAATTTGATGAAAGATTTAAACATAAAATACAATAATTAATTAGCAGATCTTTCAATTGGTCATCTCAATAACATTAGAATTTATCAGTTTACCATATCAATATCTTTATTCAATAAGTGCTAAATCAAAATGAAAAAAAATACTTTTCAAAATATGGTTATTGTATTCTATAATGTTCTTAAAATGCTTAAAGAACGTGGATATCACACATCTACGTATGAACGTATCACAGAAGAAAAACTTCGTGAACTATACCCACAACAAAACTTTGAAATTATTGTTAAACCAAGTTCAAACCCAGAAATTAACCGTAATGGTATCACAAAAAATATGCATGTGAGATTCTCAGTTCACTCTTCTAAACCTTCTTCAGATGACGTTGAATCTTTAGTTGAAGATTTTGGAATTGAAGATATAAATGATGAACTTGATGTCAATATAATATTGATCTTTTCAGAAATTCGTAAAAACAAAAAAACAAAAACAACCAAAATTAATCACACTCAAACTAGCAATAAATTAAGAGAAAAAGTTAACAAACATATACAAATTTTCACCTATAACGAACTTAGTTTTAATATTATAGATCATGTTCTTGTACCAAAACATGAACTTATTACAGATGTAGACGAAATTGAAGAAATTGTTGAAGGATATCGGCTGCAATCAAAATGGCGACTACCACATACAAAAGAAAGTGATCCAGTTTCTAAATATTATTATGCAAGACGTGGAAACCTATTTCGTATTACAAAACCTAGTATCACAGCTGGTAAATACATAAAATATCGTGTTGTTGTTTAAAAACTTTTAAAAAAATATAATTAAAACTATTTATTTTGTGATATTTTTTATATTATTTTATTTAAAAATCATCATCAAAATCAAATGCATCATCCTCTTCTTTGCCTGCAAGGGCATATTCACTTACGCGTTTTTCAAAAAAGTTTGTTTTACCATCAATTGACATAGCAACCATCCATTGAAATGGGTTTGGAGTATTATAAATCTTGGCATAACTAAATTGAGTTAATAGACGATCTGCCACGTATTCAATATATTGACTCATTAATTCTTTATTCATTCCAACAAGTTCACAAGACAATGCGTCTAGGATAAATTCCTTCTCAATTACAACAGCATCTTTAAAAAGTTCATGTACTTCAGCTTCTGTACGACGGCGGAAACCAAATTCATCATGTAGCAATTTATATACATCAACTGCGAAATCAGTATGCATACCTTCATCACGAGAAATTAACTCGTTTGCATGTGTTAAACCTGGCATTAAACCACGCTTTTTCAACCAAAACAGCGCACAAAAACTACCAGAGAAGAATATCCCTTCAACACATGCAAATGCCAATAGACGAGTCATAATACTACTACCACTGGCATCTAGATTACCATCACGTTTTCCATTAATCCATTTAAGTGCCCATTTAGCCTTTTTTCCTACACATGGAATAGTGTCAATTGCGTTGAAAATTTCATTTTTACGTGCTTTATCCTCAATTAGAGCATCAATCATAAGACTATATGCACGAGAGTGAATGTTTTCCATATGAGCTTGGAATGTATAGAAATAATTAACTTCTGGAATATTAATTTCTTCACTGAAACGTGATAAAAGGTTTTCAAGAACAATACCATCACTTCCTGCAAAGAATGCTAATACAACCTCAATAAAATATTTTTCATTTTTAGTTAGTGATTTATTTGTTCCTACTCCTGACCAGTGTTTCTTATCTACTGTAAAATCAAGTTCATGAACTACCCAAAATTTGGCTTCTTGTTTCTCAGCTGCTTCCAAAATATGTGGAAATTGTGTTGGAAGAAATGTATATTGTTGTTTTCCACATACAGGAAGAGAAGGTTCTTGATAAGTATCACCACCGCTACTATCTACATCATCTGCACTTCCATTATCTGTATTGCTCACATCGTTTTTGACAATAACATTACTCAATTGATTATCTGAATTGCTCATTTTATCTTAATTTGATTAATTTGACTAATATACAATTGGTTTATAGGTTTATTTACAATGAATTTTGCAAATATAAGTATATTATGTTTTGTGAATTTGAAGTTAAGTAATAATACACAGATAAAATATTTTTAAATTGTTTTCGAATTTTGAGAATTAAATAATAAATAAATTTTACTTATAAAATAAAATAATATTAATCTAATCTTTCGTTTCTTCTTCTTTTGTTTCTTTTTCATCACTTCCTCTAACTATTTCGCTAATTTCTTCTGGTTCTAATCCAATATTTCCGGTATGTGTAGCATCATTACTTAACATTGTTTTGTGTTCATCATCTACATCACCATTCATTGCATTTTGCATTCTTCTCACGTCTTTTGGCAGAACACTCACATTTACTCTTTTTACTGTTTCATCATATATTTTAAGTTCAGTTGCGTGTAACTCAATTTCTGTGCCATCAAAATCAACAAGATATCTATCTCCATCAAGAACTTCCTTAATTACACCTGATTTATTTTTATTTTTAATATCCATTTTTTCTAAATTATCTCCACTTAATTCACTTGTAAGAACAATTTCAACTTTATCATCTACTCTAAATACAGGCAAACCTAAACTCATTCCTGGCATGCGTTCACTATCCGCTGATACTTTTGAATAGATACCATCTGCAAAATTTGCATCTATACTATCATCTTTATGTTCATGTTCATTTTCACCCAAATGACCTCCATCTGAAATTTCATTTTCACTACCTTCTTCTGTATGTTCTGTCTTAAATTCACTTAAATTATCATCATAATGTTGTACTTCTGATAATACACGTTTTAATTCCTTTTCCTTTCTTAATTCATCTGCATCTTTCATATGTTTCGCCAACACTGTATCTGGCTCATCTTTATTTTTTAATATAGGTGAAGGTGGACGTGAATCATCATATTCTGGTGATATGTCATGTATATGCGGTTGTTTACTGCCTCCTCCGGTTCTTTCAATTGATACGGGCTCATATACATCTATTTTATCTCGAATATGGAATTGTTTAGAAGAAGTGCTATATGGTATTTCTATGAATGGTACAGCTTCCTTAGATTTTTTAATTACTAATTTACAGGTGTGACTACCATCAACTTTATATTCTAAAGTATGTTTGAATAATACTCGTGAATTTTTACTCAATAGATCACATAGGTAATATCCTACAAAATTTATACGTGACCACATATAGAAAGTGTTATATTTCAAATCGCTGAAATCAATTTCTATGCTGTATTTTGGATTGTAGATATTTGGATCACCTCCATATTGTACACCATTCGAAGACTCCAAAGCACCAATTTCAGCTAATAATTGATCTCTTAATTCTAAATCTGACAGCTCATTATGTAAACCTTCTAAAATCGCGTCTCTAATGGCATAAATTAATAATCTTTCTTGTTCAGCAGTCAATTTAGCGACCTCTTTGACCATGTTTGTGAATTTTGTAGGTAAATCCACTGATGAACTTTCATCTTCTTCGTCAACAACAACTTCTGCGTTAGCTGGGCTATCTGGTGCGTAAGCTGGACTTTTAGGTGCATAAGGATTGTCAGATGATGTTCCCAAATCTTCGTTTTGAGAGTCCATTGAGTCTGGTATATTACCTCCAATCTTATATCCACCAACTTTTAATTTCTTTAATACATCATATACAAAACTACGATTATTTGCTGCAAATCTTGGTAGTTGTAGTGGCAATTCTGATTTTGCTAATATATATGGATTACATACATTAGTACATTTAATCTCAAAATCAATTTGTTGCATATCTGAATCTACAATTATATTTTTTTCATTTTCATGTGTCAATACATAATAGTTTCCACCATTTTGATTTAAATTATCCATATTATTCAATTGGTTTCGATAATCTCTTATAGATGTCTGGGTTTCATTGTATATAGTTGGTAAATGATTATATACATATTTTGGTAAATCATATGTATCTACAACTTTATATCCAAAACTTTTAGTGTTCCATGATGATGAATGTTTTGTTGTTGCTTTTTTAATCAATTCTTCAATTACATCACTATAACCCTTTCTATAATATTCATCTGCCCAGTAATAAATTGGGAAACCATTTAAATCTTCAAACTTATTACAAGGAACAGCCAGAATACCATTACTTACTACTATATCTTTTGAATTACGAGTTAAAAATGTTGTAATAGATGGTAAATTTGTATATTGTTGTTTAATAATTTTATTATAGGAATTGAATATGTATGTTTTATATTTTTTACCACGTTTCTTTAATTCTAACACTGCAGCATTGAAACAAGCTCCTTCATTGAAATATAAGATTGAACCTTCATTCTTAGTCTTTTCATATACGCCACCTTGTTGTATTTTTATCTCTTTCAATATATTAGACATAATAGGTGCAAGTGTTTTCTTTATTTCTTTTTTCAATTCTGAAGATACTTTTTCGCCACCATTATAGCGTTTTTGATATAATTTGTAAAATTTTTTAGTCTTTAATTTACCTGTTTCTGCAAACTTATCTTTAAATTTAGTTGTGAACAAATCTATTATATTAGCTTTAAATTTATCAGAGCTACTTTTTTCAGTAGATTTAGATTTATTATCTTCTTGTGTAGCTTCAGCTTCTGCTTCTGCTTCTGGCTCAGCTTCTGGCTCAGCTTCTTCTTCTTCTCCTCCTTCTTCTTCTTCTCCTTCTTCTTCTTCTTCTTCTCCTTCTTCTTCTTCTTCTTCTTCTTCTTCTTCTTCTTCTTCTTCTTCTTCTTCTTCTTCTACTTCATCATTACCTATATCAGTGGTAGTTTGTCGAATACAACTTTGCATAAATTCATTCCACTCATCTTCGGTATAATTAGATTTATATGTTTTTTGTTTTACAAATACTAGATCAACAGATACATCTCTCTTCTTCATTAAATCAACCATTGGTTCACGAATGTGTGTTTTAATTACATCTTCATCTAAATAGTCTGGATAACTAATAATATAAGCTGCATCTTTTACTATTTCTTTATCTGATGACGCAACTGTAGTGGTTGCAGATTGTCTTTTTGTTATAGATTGTGGTATATAACTTAGTAGTTTATGTGTAGTAATTACTGTATTTGTATCAAAATTTTTCAAACTTTCCAAATCATTCAACAAATTATCAAAGAATATTGTTGCACGATGCACATTTTCTTCAGTACCTATAATATTGAGTACATATTTACCTTTAAACGTTATACCATCACTATTTGCACCTTCAGCTGGCCAATTATCATAATTTGGGTCTTCATAATCTACTTTTAAATGAATTAACGAAAAATAACTTCTTAATTCATCATTATATTTACCAATGATATTTGGCATAAACATGTTTTCCGTTCCAACTGAAATTGTCAATGGCATTATGTAATTATTTTGTATATAATCTCCCCAGTAATTCAACAATAATTCTTTAGCTCTTGATATGTTATCTTGATATCCTCTAATGTTTAACAATGTATAATCTACATCATTAAACGTCTCAACTATATCTGTAATTTTAATAGTAGTGCCTGTATGTCTTTCAAAATGCTCTAATTCTGTTTCGAATTTATATACGTTTTCTGTCATAACATATTCATTAGAATGTGCATATAATCTATTTTCATCTTGTAAAAGTGGCATTTGTAAATTCATATGTGTTTGTTCTGATATAGATTGTAATGTATATGCAATTGTATTTGTAATATCAGTTGTTGTAATATTTTGGAACATCTTAAATCCATTTTCAGCAATTTTTTTACAAGCGTCATTATGATTTTGACACCAATTCATTACTTTATCTAACTCATTAAAATCAATTTCAATACAATTCTTATTTTTAACCTCACTTGATATATTTTTCGGTGCAGTTCCCGGTTGCTCGAGATATTGTTCCCAATCAAATGAATCTAAATATGAATCTACCCACGTAACGTATCCATCTTTTACTTTAATTACAAGTGATTTAGTTGAGAAATAATCTAATATACAATTTGTTTCGACTATATTTGGACATACAATAATGTACTTGAACTTATGGTACATATTTTTGTTTAATTTTGTGGTTCTATTTTCATATAGTGTATCTAATAATATATATTCTTTCAAATCTTCATCTGGCTTAATATATTCTGGTATTGGATGACTATTGATTACATTCTTAATTTTATCTACTATTAATATTTCTTTTGCATTAGTATCGCGAATTAATTTCGCATTCAGACGATCATCTGTTGTTCCTTTTAATACAATTGCTAATTTAGAATTTGTTTTAGCACTTAATCCACATCCATCAATATATCCTCTGAACATAAATATATCATCTTTCTTGTTCCATTCACTATTTACAGGTGCTTCTTTTATATCACAATTCATAGAATGCACAAATGTACCTTGTTTTGATAAAACACTTAACCAATCTTCTACACTTGGCATCAACATATCTGCAAAACGATAATTTGTTCTAATACTAATTACAGGCATGAATTTAAATATATTACTCAGATCAAAATCTTCTATTTTAACATCTTGCGTGATTTTTTTACCTTCTTCATTTAAATATAATATAGAATATATGTCATCTGCACCTTGTTTTTCTTCATACATTTCACCAGTTATTTCTTTACCATTTGAAGGTGTAAAACGTACATATTGTCCTTTTGTAATATTATATTTATTTATAAAAATATTTACGCCTAATTGTTCCATTAAGTTATCATATTGGTCTTCAATTGCCATGTGATCTCGGGTACTATATACACGTAGGTATTCATCAACCGATATAGGAGTTTCGTCTGCGGTTTGTAGGTAAGATATTTCCTGTTCGGTTATAAAGCCCATTTTATTTCTTAATTCGGATATTAATTCTTTTATGGCACCATTGTCAATTTTATTTGATAAATGACGACTTAATGCACAACAATTTGCTGTATTAATGAAAAATTCAACATCACTTATATTTTTGTTAACACGCAATGTTTCCAAAAGCATCATCTTAATCATACCATATCTCTTTTTAGTCATATATTCTTCTACAGTGTTTGATTCCAAATTACAACAATTATATTTCACAGAAATATGATTGAATCCATGTTGTAATCTTGGCAACGCAGAATTTCTGTCATAGGCAATATTGTAAATATTTGCAGTATCATGTTCGACACGAACAAAAGGTATAAAACTTGTTAAAATATTATTCTTTATTTTCACAAATATGCCTTCACCATTTACAGTATACATATATTCCAATGTATTAATAAATGATTCATAATCTATTGGTGAATAATATTCCATAATTTCACTTTGCAAATCTACAAATTTACTATTCAGTTTTTCTGTTAATTTGCTATTACTATCATTATTATTCAATATACGCGATGGTCCATTGAACATTCGTTGATGTTCTATATTTTCAATCACATTATTAAGATTTGACATTGCATATACAGTTTGTCGCATTAATGCACCTGATACACCTTTATTTGACATTAAATCTTTACGACATTGTTGTTCTGTCTTATATGTTCCAACACTGAAATCTGCACGATTAATGAATATATAATAACGGTTCAAGTATGAAAATTGTTTTAAAGTTTTAAAGTTATCTAAATTTCTGATCTGTTGTTCTTTTTTATACCCTACATTCATATTTTCAAACTGTGTTTCTAACAATCCATTATATATATCCTCAAACGTACCTGTTCCAGACTTGAACATACGATTATTATACATAGTTAGTAATTCACTTCTACTTATTATTTCTAATCCATATTCACGTGCTTTATTAATTAAATAACGTGGATTCACCAAAAATTCCGTTTCTTCATCGAATGTATCTGTACTAATTGTTACACCGAAATCAAGTGAACTTTCATCTTCTGGATAAATGTGATCACCTTCTGAATTTTTAGGTAATTTTAATTCTTTTTGTTTGTAACTACTTGTCTTACTTATTCTCCATAACTCTCTTGTAATCTTTTTATCTGCGACAGTTTCTGTATATGTTCCAATAACTTCATCTTTTTTTTGTAATAGATCAAATACTTTTGTACCATCAAATGCTGTTATTACACAAGTTCCGTTTGGCTTTAGATGTGTTGCTATATTCTTTAACACTTGTTCTACATTCTTTTTTGAATTAAAAATATAATGTAAACTGAAGAAGAATGGCATACAGTCTACTTTAATTGGATCGCCTGTTTTTTTGTCATATAATTTTTGCTGTTTTGACATATCATCGCTCATATTGCCTACAAATATATTAAAGGCGTCTGGACGATTTGCCCATTTAGAACGCGTCTTAGCATATTCTAGATCACGTATATTACTTAAATCTGGAGTTTTAAAACCTTCTAGACGTCCATATAATGTATCTATATCTGATGTATCACCTATATTACCAATACCTCCTGGATCAATATCTGATAAATATAATTTTCCTAATTTTAATTTACCCCATGTATGTATATCGCCACCACGACCAGCTGACATATCAAATATACTTCTGTCATTTTCATTTAGAATTTTCTGATAACTACCTTCTAATAATTCACGAGTTATAAAATTATGCAATGACCGCATAGGTCTTGTAGCTTCTGTTCCTTTGTTTTTATAATAACGTGAATTATCTACTTCAGCGGTTTCATCATCGCCTGTCATTAAAGCTTTTTCATTTTTTAATATTTCGGATGACATAAATGTCCATTTGTCAGTTACACTATCTGTAATAATACGTGGTGCTAAACTCATTGCTTGCAGTTCTTGAAACATTAATTTACATGCAAACGGTAATTCAATATGTGAGAACTTCGCATCAAATTGTCCAACATTTTCTTTTACTACAGTTAAATCACCATTAAGTTCACGTTCAATCTTTGTTTTAGTTGAATAACCACCATAGTCTCTATATATTCCTTTCTTTGGATTTACAATACCGGTCATACCAGTTTTATCAGAGATATACATAGAATATTTATCTGCTCTCTCCATCATTGATTCTTTCAAAAAAATTGATACACCGTGAGAAAGTAGAGCATCTTTTTCCATCTCACCTATACGTAACCCACCACCTGCTGCACGTCCTCCTACAGGCTGACGAGTCAGCATAGTCATAGGTCCAGTTGAACGTGAAAACATCTTTTTAGCTACTTGATGGGTCAATCTCATATAGAAAGTAGGACCAATGAATATACTTGCAACTAGTTGCTTACCTGTAACATCACTATATAGAATCTCGTTACCATATTTTTCATATCCACATGTCTCTAATACAGAACACAATTTTTCTTTATCTATATTTGTAAATGCAGTAGAATCACTACGAATACCCATTTCAGCACAAGATTTTCCCATAATACACTCTACAAATTGACCTATAGTCATACGCGATGGAATTGCATGTGGATTAATCATTAAATCTGGCACAATACCATCTGCTGTATGAGGCATATCATCTTGTCTTAAACGCATTCCTATGACACCTTTTTGTCCGTGACGACTGCAAAATTTATCACCCATTTCTGGTATTTTATCCTTACGAATACGTACTTTACAATATTTGTGGTTGTTATTGTCTTCACCAACAAATACTTTATCAATATAGCCTGCTTGAGTCCGTTTAACGAACATACTACTGTCACTATAAATAGTACGACCATCAGAGTCTTTTGGTGCATGCGTATCTGTAATTTTAGAAATTAATACATCATTTTCATCAACATAAGTTGGTTTACCGTCGATAAATGGACGAATAATTCCATTTTTACCCAATTTAGAATAATTTCCACCACGACGACCAATTACGTTATCTTTTGGATCATAACGGAATGTACTTGTTGCACCTGTATATTCCGATTTTTCTTCTCTATCTTCATATGTTTTGAATTTAGTAGTTCTATACAAACCGCGATCTAACGAAGATTGATTTGCGATAATAGAATCTTCTTGATTATATCCTTTATACGAAATTATAGCAACCATTGCTGTCATGCCACATGGCATTTTATTCAAGTGCATATATGGTTCATAACGAGTTCTAACTAATGATCTATGACCATAATATATTATTTGTCCTTCTGTGTCCATGCGATTTTGGTAATTTGAAGTGTAAACACTAAGAGCTTGTTTTGTTTGGCCTGTAGAGAAAAGATCACGAGGCAACTGATTACTATCACCAAATGGAATTATAGATGCTAATGCACCAAACATCAATGTTGGATGTATCTCACAATGGGTGTAACTGGCTATTACTGCATCATGGGTATTATTGTCACCTTCTCCTTTATCAAGTGTACCATCTGGTCCACTTCCATCATAGAGTTGATTTGGATAGACTGCTATTGTTGATACATTCATTTCTTCTGCATCTATATATTCTATTATACCACCCATTTCTTCTAATTTTTCCACAAGAACTTTATGAACTAGATATTTGTCAACCTGAACTTCTGTGCTACCCCCGGCTCTTTCCCCTGCCAATGTTTGTACTATTTTAGAGATTAATATATCTGGATAATAATATGTATTATCATATGGGTCATAACGGGATATACCTGTTTCTTTTGCTATAGATGATAATTCATTTAATTTAGCATCACCTTGGATCATATTATACCAATTTTCTCCAGTATTTAATTTATTAATCTTTTCAATAAATTTATCGCGTTTAGATGCTATTAAAATTGGACGACATCCACGACCATTATAAGTATTAATGCGAATCGTCTTTTCATCACAATTCCAACTAATTGATGTATATATATTAATAAGTGCATTACGACGATGTGCTTTCAATAATCTCACAAACATTAATGGGTCCTTATGAATACCAATAAATACTTCATTTAATAATATACGTGGATAATATTGTATTTCTTCTTTTGTAACTTCATGTAAATACAACATGTCAAATGCGCGAAAACATACATGTAGAGATTTTGATGAACTTCCAAATGTAATTTGAGCTAGTAATGAAAGATTTTTACGTAGACCAATATTACCACCATCAGGTGTTTCTAGAGGACACATAATACCCAAAGATGTTGCATGTAAACTGTGAGGTTCACGCACCTTTGCGCTATCAGAAAGTGGAGTGTTAAAACGACGCAAATGACTAATTGTACCTAAGAAAGATAGACGGTTTAAATCTTGAACTAAACCTTCCTTACCACCTGTAGCACCTTTCAATCCCCAGATGTTTTTAAATGCATAACGCATACCATCTTCTATCCAAGCATAAGTAAAGATATTATAAATATTTGTTTCATTTATTATATGTTCTATATTATTAACACGTATATCACTTATATCTCCATCGGCCGAACCAGCTTTTAACTGTTCAATTAATTTAGAATGTCTGGTATTTATACTATATTCAATGTGATTTTTCAAACGGAAATATAAATCACGGAAAATTGTACCAACTAAAAACCCTGATAAATCAATAGTTTTATTAATAAAACTATCACGATCTGTAGTACGTTTATAACCAATATATACATCAAGTAATTCACGAACCATAAAACCTAAATTATATGCTTTAGCTTCATATGATGTTCCTACATGTGGCAACAAATGATTTTTCAATATATCTGTAATCACAATAAAATCCAAATGCTCTTTTTCTTCTTTTTTGCGTAAATTATTTCCATAGTTTGCTAATGTTGTCTTAATAAATTCTGCGTGATTTAATGATTTAATTTTCGTTTGTAAATATAAAAATGCATCGCGCTGACTATATACGCCAACGCCATCACGAATTGATGGTTCAAGTGCTTTTAAATATGCCTTACTTTCTTCATGATTTAAATCATAACATATATACTTAAGAATACTGTAATCATCTATGATACCTAATGCACGAAATATTACAAATAATGGCACTTCACTATTGTTATTATGTTTATTACCCATTAAATTAGATACTTTAACACGAATTGCGCCTTGAATAATATTTCCTGGCTTATTCATTTCAATACTTGGAGGTTTCATTACCTTATCTTCCTTTTCGGTCATTGGTTCACCACCTTCATCTTTTGCTTTTCCTTCAACACGACCTCTCATCATCAATAATTTAGTCTTACGTGCAGGTTGAAACTTATCTTCTGGAGCACTACGAACTTCTGCTTCATATAGATATTTTGTTGTAGAACTCATAGAACGAACATAAATTTTATTCTCTACTTGTCTTTCTTGACCAATTAATACCTTCTCTTTACCATCTATAATAAAATAACCACCTTGATCATAGCGACATTCGCCCATATTATAAAGATTTGTTTCAGTCATATCATTTAGAACACATAATTTACTACCAAGCATAACAGGTATAAATCCTAAATTAAATTTAGTTTGAACTTGTTGCATTTCTTCTGTGTATTCTTCCCATTTTTTACCTATGAATACCATTGGTGGACTATTATTGAACCGCAATGCGATATTTACAAAAAGATGAATTCCATATGTTAAATTCTTTAAACGAGCTTCATTTGGGTATAACTGACGTAATTTATTTTCATAAGCCATTTCTCCTCTAACATTCTCAATTGCTTGTTTCTCTAAAATTGCAGGTTTTGATAGAAATATACCGGCACCATCATTTAAAATTTCATATTCATGTCCATCATCGCCTGCTGCTCGTTGACCAGTTTTTCTACGAATAGAACCACCAATAACTATTTCAATTTTTGTAGTTATTTCTCCTTTATCATTTGTATATATCAGTTGCATTGGATTAAATTGGCGAATTGTTCTCGGTAACTGGGACATAATGAACATATTATAGGAGTCCAATTGGTGATTTACTAAATTTCGGTTAATTGTTTTGAAATAAGAATCTATAAGATCCCATACTTTTTCATTTAATATTGGATCCATTAATTATAATAATATACTATAACAATGTTATATTAACTATTAATAAATAAATAATAAGGTGTGTATATTATCAGAACTCTCAAATATATATAAATCAAGAATATAATTATCTTTAAATTGAAATATATAACTTTAACTATTTATTAAACACTGTAAAATATAAATATTTGTAATATGATCTGATAATTTAGTAATTACTAGTAGATATACGCTGAATAAGTTCAAAAATTTAAATCTATTATTCAATCATCATCTGTTTCATCTTCTAAATTATAATCAAAATTTAGACCACTTAATTCTTCATAAAATGTATTAAGACCGCTAATTTCTTTTAAATAACCCGGGTTATTTGATATATTTAATACACATTTAACAGGATTTACTTCAAAATATTTTATAACATCTAGAGAGCAACTTGTACAATATTTAAAAGAGTTTGAATGAGATGATAGACTATATTTATAATCACCTATTGTTCCTCTAATTTGGTTATATAATGTGCCTAATTTTTCAATGTTTTTATGTACAATACCTATTAATAGTTCTACTGCTATAGATGCTGCTATATTTGAAACACCTGGTCTTGTAACAGTACACTGTTGATCAAGTGTACGATTTTTACTTGAATTTTCAGGCGCAACTGCGTCATTACAGAAATAACATCCCAATCCTTTTTCTTGTTTTATTATCAAAAATGTGTCAAATCCTAATGCTACATTTATAACTGTTTTATTATACACTTGCCCCAACAAAGTTGGTAACCATCTTGATTCACGACTATCTGTTAAAACAAAAACTATATCATTATCTTCAAATAATTGTATTAAAGTCGTTAGATTTTTTTCAAATTCTTGAATTGATGATATATCTGTCTGGTCAATTATATGTCCGGGCATTGGAACTTCCAGTTTATATCCTTTTATTTTTTTATTTAAATATATATCGCTTTCAGGCATTATAATTTGCTTTAATCTATAAGCAGCTTGTGTCGCTTTTGATTTGCCAATATCACTATATTGATATAATGTTTGTCTTAAAGGATTTGATGGTGAGACAATTCCATTATCGATGAATGTGATGTTTTGAATTCCCCATGATAAAAGTGATCTTGATACATGACAACCTAATGTTCCCGCACCAATTAAAAGACATTTCATAGAAGATAGGCAAGAAATATTCAGTGCTGGAAGTGCTCTCCACTTCATTAATTTTAAATTAAGATTTGAAAATTGTGTATTTGTTAAATGAAATATTTTAGGTTTCATTTTTCCTTTACTCATTTCCCATCCACTTATTTCTGGTCTAAATAATGACGAACTAATAAAATGATTTTCTTTATATTCAAATTCATATTCAGATATAGTATAGCTCATACTACTCATATTTACATGTATTATATCTACTTTGGTAATACTCAAATATTCTAAATAAAATATTAGATTCTTTAAATTATATGAATATACCGGGAATGTTACTAGAATATTCAAATTCTTTTTATGTTTCAATATATTTTCATGATTAAAGTTAATTAGATCTGTTTGTTCAATTTTATCTGTAATTTTTTTTTTATTAACTATCATAATCGGGCATTTAATATCAAGAATTTCATATACACCATATAAAATATAGTTTTTGTATAACTTACACCTTGTTTTATAGATAAATGATGGCATCCCTACCCAATATATATATTTATTGTATTTTAGATCTGCATATACGATCATTATGAAAGTGTATAAATTAAGTGGTTTATGAATTTCAGAACTATACATGTTCTCACGTATTTGTGTACCATAAAAATTTAATAAAGATGCTTTATCAAGTTTTTTAAAATCTTCTTTTGTATTAAGAATCTTTAAATATCCCTTAACTATATGGTCATTTTCTGACTCATTACTAGTTTCAAAAGATTTTTCGTCTAATTTCAATTCTTCTTTAAGAAAAATACCATTGTTATATATGTTTATAAATTTCCCATTAATTGGAAGTATGTCATCATTTAATTTATATTCATCTATTTTTTTTCTAGATAATTCGACCCAAAATTCCCGTGTTGGATTTGATTGAAAAGGATAATATTTAATCGTATCCAATTCTTTATTCATTTTATAAATAAATATAGATTAATACAAACAATAATATAGTATGATAAATAAAATATTATTCAATTCAAATTAACATCTACTAATATAACGATAAATTATGTTTAAATTATTAATTTACATTCTACGAATACTTGGTTTAGATTGTAATGCTATGAGTTAAGTTGACTAGATTCCCTATTTCAGATGATAGTGCATCGTAGTGCTGTGAATTGATTATCTTTACAATCAAAGTATTTTAAGTTGTCTAGATTCCCAATTTCAGATGGTAGTGCTGTCAGTTGATTATTATTACAATAAAAGCGTGTTAAGTTGACTAGATTCCCAATTTCAGATGGTAGTTCTGTGAGTTGATTATTATAACACCATAAATCTGTTAAGTTGACTAGATTCCCAATTTCAGATGGTAGTGCTGTCAGTTGATTATATTGACAATCAAACTCTGTCAGGTTGACTAGATTCCCAATTTCAGATGGTAGTGCTGTCAGTTGATTATTATAATAATATAATACTGTTAGGTTGACTAGATTCCCAATTTCAGATGGTAGTGCTGTCAGTTGATTACGATTACACCAGAACTTTTTTAAGTTGACTAGATTCCCAATTTCAGATGGTAGTGCTGTCAGTTGATTATATTGACAATCAAACTCTGTCAGGTTGACTAGATTCCCAATTTCAGATGGTAGTTCTGTGAGTTGATTACCACAACAATAAAAGCGTGTTAAGTTGACTAGAATCCCAATTTCAGATGGTAGTGCTGTCAGTTGATTATATTGACAAGCAAACTCTGTCAGGTTGACTAGATTCCCAATTTCAGATGGTAGTTCTGTGAGTTGATTCACACTGCAACGAAAATTTGTTAAGTTGACTAGATTCCCAATTTCAGATGGTAGATAACCACCAGTAAGACCCTTAAATGACAAATCTAATTTAACAATCGTGTTACCTGTAAATGTACATCCTGCCCACTCTTTCAATGGGACATCTAAGCTCCAGTTTAATGTATTATTTGGAACATTTAGTTTATTTTTTATTTCCATCAGTTTGTATCTTGAATCGTATATTCCGAATCTAATATATTTATCATTCCTAATGAATATATGAACTTTTGATTCAGTTTTCATCTTTTCTTGTATTTGTTTTTTTAGTTCTTCATCTGTAATTATGTTTGATACACGACATATAATTTTACCTGCAAAAGTCTCAACTTTAACAATATGTGGCTGGTCAACTTCCATGTTTTTGTTTTGAATTGATATGTTATTCAGTTGTATTGAATCAGTATGTTACTTGTTTATGTAGTAAAATAAAAATTTATCGAATGTTTTGAATTTTAAAACGTTTAAGTTCAGATGGTAATATTTTGAGTTAAGTTTACTAGATTTCCAATTTCAGATGGTAGTGCTGTCAGTTGATTATTATCACACCATAATTGTGTTAGGTTGACTAGATTCCCTATTTCAGATGGTAGTGCTGTCAGTTGATTATCACTGCAATATAACGTTGTTAAGTTGACTAGATTCCCTATTTCAGATGGTAGTTCTGTGAATTGATTATTATTACACAATAATTGTGTTAGGTTGACTAGATTCCCTATTTCAGATGGTAGAGAACCAGTAAGACCAATATCAGACAAATTTAATTCAATAATCGTATTACCTGTAAATGTACATCCTACCCACTCTTTCAATGGGACATCTAAGCTCCAATTTAATTTATTATTCGGATCATTCAGTTTATCTTTTATTTCCATAAGTTTGTATCTTGAATCGTATAATCCGAATCTAATATATTTATCATTCCTAATGAATATATTAACTTTTGATTCAGTTTTCATCTTTTCTTGTATTTGTTTTTTTAGTTCTTCATCTGTAATTGTGTTTGATACACGACATATAATTTTCCCTGCAAAAGTCTCAACTTTAACAACCTGTGGCTGGTCAACTTCCATGTTTTAGTATGTTATTTAGTTGTATCAAATACGTACTATTTGTTTAAGTATAATTGTCTTCATTTACATCCATAACAATTCTTCTCGTAAACATAAACATAATACTTGTGGAACGTCATATAATTTTAAACCTCTGCATCAACTTTTGAAATAAAATCTATTATATTTTGAATAATTGAATTTTGAAAATCTAATTCAATTGAATTTATTTTAATTTTATTTTTTGATATATATATATTTATGCCTCCCTTATTATATTTTATTCGTTCGTTTAATTCATTTTTATCTTTCAAAAGTTTTAATTTATCTATTATTTTACTATCACTTTTATTACTTTCTGAAGAAAGTTCTATTTCTTTTAATTTATGTTTTTTATCATATTCAATGTCAAATACAATTTTAGCAATACATATAATTATTGACAGTACTAACATGACAACACCTCTTACGTAAATAGATATTTCATTTATTCTAACACCAAAAATAATCGCGCATATTGCTCCTATTATGCCAATTACAACAAATATAGGAGATATGTTTTTAGCGTATTTTTTTATTAGCAATGTAACTGTAAAAAAGAATACTTTAACTAGTGCTAATATACCAGTTAACCACCCAAATACTTGTGTTATAACATATTCAGTATCTGTTTCATCTATTATTTCTTCACAAGAACAATTCATCATTATAATTAAATCTTCAATTAATGATTAAATATATTAATTCGTTTTTAAATCAAGAGTTACCATTTTCAACCCAATATACTGTATCACTGTCAAAAAATAAACTCATCAATTCATTATAGTTATTTATATCATTTTCATTTAAAATATCCTTCCATCGTTTGTTTGTACCCTTATTTATAAATGTATTTGAATTTTTAAATTCTATTGGGGTACATTTCAAACTATTTAATTTCATATATTCAAACGTACATTTATTATAGATATTGTTAAATATTTCATTTGAATAATTATAACCTAAAAAATCTGAAATTATTTCAATATTATGTTTGAGATTTTGTTTTAAATCATTGAAGTGTAATATTAATACATTTTCAAGTTTTGAAACTTCTAACCATGTTTTTATGGTGTTAAAATAAGACCATATTATCTTATAACTTCTATGTTTCTCAAATAAATGTTTATTATCGATTATTATATTCCAAAATTCATATGGAGTCTTACTGTCTAACAATTGTCTTGTAATCGTATTTTTATCATAATTCTCAAGTAATTTATATTTAGAATTTACAAAATGATTATAAAATGACCATACTACGTCTCTGAAATCACGAGTAATAAATATGAATTTAGCCTTCATACTATTATTTGTTAATACGACTGATGCAGGTGAATGGGTTTTGTAAAATCTACGATGCAATTGATTATTTATTTTAGTAATCATTTCTTCTTCACTATAATCTCTCACCGTATCAATCCAAAATGATGTTTGATTTAATGTTCCTTTAAAATCTCCTTTGAATATTATTTGAGCAACAATTTGTTGTAACCATGTTGTTCCACTTTTAATTGTAGAGGCAATTATAACATCGTCATTTTTAAAGTTCAGTTTATTCCATATTGAATCATTATTCATTTATTAATTTATTTATATTAAATCATTTTAGATTTTTATAAAAAAATAAACTCACATTTTTACAGTTTAATCACATAAAACGATGCTTCAAAAAGTCTACAATCTGTTCTTGTGTATAATTTCCCACTACACCTATTGTCATCTTATCTAATGACAAGTACTTGCGCGCTATATCATTTACCTGTTTCAACGTAACTTTCTTAATACACTCTATGAAATCACTAATATTACATCTTGGTTTATATTTCATCATAACTTGTTCATTGTAATATAAAGCAATTGCATGTGTATCTTCATATGCCATTGACAATTTATTCACTATATTCATCTTTGCACGATCTAATTCATCTTGAGTTACACCATCTTGTAGCATTTTTTCTAATTCACTGAGTATAATAGTCAGTCCACCATCTCCTCCACTATTTTTATTTACCAACAAACTATCTTTTTCTACTGCTGTAGATATCACAAATGTGCCTGCATCTTCAAAGAAAATAGAATCTGCATCTACATTATATGCCAACCCAGCATTCACACGTATCGCTACAACTAATCTAGAACTTAATCCACCACCTAAAATATTTTCTAACACTTGCATATGACATATTTGTTTAATATCATATTGTTTCATACAAGGAAATGCAACTATAATCGCACATTGCTGAGCAGTTGTACGTGGTTCTATAGCTAAACGTGGTGTCATTTGTAGAGTTAATGCTTGTGTTTTAATCGGGTTTACGTATTTTGATGTAATATCTGCAAATTTTTTAGATGTATATTTATTTAAGAATGCTCTCAACTTATCTTTTCCAATTTTCCCTATATTGCCTGCTATAGACACAGTTGCATTAGCAGGGTTATAGAATTTCTTATAATAATCGTACACCTTATTTCTATCAAATGCCATAATACTTTCTCTATCACCTATTACCGATTGCCCTAAAGGATGGTCTTGAAATACCTCTTTTATAGTATTTTCTATACAGGCTGCACTTGGATTATCTCTCATACGATTAAACTCTTCTATCACAACTTTCTTCTCCATTTCTAGATCTTCAACTCTTATTATAGAATTAAATACCATATCAAATAACAAATCCATACACTTTTCGAAATTCTCTTTAGGAGCCTTAATATAGTAATTTGTTATGTGTTGTGATGTTGATGCATTATGTGAACCACTTAATTGTTCTAATTCTTCACTGATATCTTGTGCAGTCGGACGTTTAGTAGTACCTTTAAATAGCATATGTTCTAGTAGATGTGAGTAACCAAAATCGCTATTAGTTTCGTCTCTTCCACCTACTTTAAATGCTATAACTAAACTGAATGTATAAATACTATTATTTGGTATATAGATGTATTTTAATCCATTTTTAATTTTACCTGCTATTTGTTTTGATTTATACATTGTTTTACCTAATTTACTGATTTTTATCTAATCTTATAATATACTTCTATAAAAAGTGATAGTTGATTATAAAAATGTCTAAAACTTGTATTTCACCATTTTTATGTTTTGATTCACAAACCTTCTACCTTCTTCTAGGACTAACTTTAGTAACATGTGTATATTTCTATAACAATTACCAAGGCAAACTTGTTCGCGATATGAATATAAATAAGGTTGAATTTAATACTAACAATTCATTATTTGGTGCACCCATATCTGATGATCCTGAAGTCAAAGCTACATTAGAGTCAAAAGATTATCAACGTGCTATTAACCCATTATTACCTCCTGAACGTACTTATCCATACGGTAATCCATCTATACAAGAAATAAACTCCAAAGTTCCTATAAATGTTCCAACTAGAGGTGTAAGTGGTGCATATAGTCAAGTTGGTATTTTAACTGCACCTGATGAAAATAATCCAACTATATTACCACTTTATGGTAAACCTACATATCCTGGTTCATCCCGTTGGGTATATTACACAAGTACCGATAAATTGCCATCTGTTAAGATTCCACTGACAAATGCAGGTCGTGATTGCGCTGGTGATCAGGGATGTGACGAAATCCAAAAACAGGATAAGATTACAATACCTGCATATGCTGATAAAGAATTTGATGTAGATATATATAAGCTGGACACACCACGCTATATACCAGTTGTTTAAATTTACTTTTAGATATAATGATGTAGTACATGTGCTACTAATCCTATAACAACATCTACACCCAATGCAATACTACTTTGTGTTTTATTTCCCATTAACAACATCACTCCACTATAGAGATATAGTAAGCCATGTATAAATCTTAGATTATGCCACCATGTCTTTCCACCACTTTCTGGTGCTTCTAATCTACTGTTTGTGAAATATAAATATAGAAACCCCATAGCTATACATAATAGTACTATACTCATAAGTGTATAAAACACTTTAACATATTTACTTGATTTAAATACTTTCTTCAATTTACTATTAAGTTGTGGTAGAACAGCTATAAATGTTCGTATAGTAATGCATACTCCTAGAAATAATATACGCCGAGTTGTTATATCCATTGTTGAAATTTTGTTTTTGTTTATTTGTAATGTTATTAAATGTATAACACATCTATATATTATTCTTTACAATTCATGTTATTTCAATTTATTTACTAATGTATAATAGTTTTTTTACAAAAACATTCGATAAATTATTTTATATCTATTCAAATCAAGTAATTCATGATTCTTGATATCATACTTCTGTTTGAAATTCAAAATTCATATAATGTCTCTTTCTCCACTTTGTAAAGCTCGTTATATTAAAAATAAACGGGCAATTTTAAAATTGTTAAAAAATATTAATAATGATAGACAAGTTAATTCTATTCCCAATATATCCCCTAAAATAATTGTTATTAAGAAATTAATTGTTTTGTGTAATTTTATTATGCAACTTAAAAAAATAGCTATTACAAAAAAGAACGATACTTCTAAATTTCAAAAAATATATCGAAACCCAACATATCCTGTTCAAATTGAAAAGGGTGGATTTATATTTATTTTGAACCAAGAAACTGGTAAATATAAACGGCTTCCAAAAAAAGAATTCCATTTAGATGAAGTTAACAAATGGGGAACATCTCGCAAACGAATAAAACAGGCACGTCAGAATACAACAAAATTAAAAGAACAGCGGAAAAAAGAATCTAAACGTAAGCAAGAAAAAGCAATTAATAATATACTGTTAAGAGAAATTAATAGCTACCCTGACGAATTGAGATCACTCATATCTATTAGTTCTGTATAAATAGATTATTTATGAGTAAAATTAAAGAATATTATATAGATAAAACTTTTGATTATTTATTATATACTTAATTAATTTTATTTAGAAAATGCACACATACTTACAATTTGCCCAACCCTATATTTTCAAAATAGTCATAGGATTATATTTTATTCTATATCATTTTCAACTTACTACAGAAAAATATAAAAACTTTTTCAATTTGAAATGTCAAATTTTACAAATCATTCATAACCTATATCATATATTTTTAATGGCTGGTCCTTTTATTTATCCAACAAAAACATATGCATTGATTCATCTATCACTTATTATACTGACTTATTTATCTTGGAAATGTAATCCTATTAAAAAATATAGAAATAGATGTATGATTACGATTATGTTTAACAAAATGTGTGGATTGCCCGAGAAAAAAGGCTATAAAGATTTATTTTGGTTATTTGGTATTAAAAATTATAAAGATTCTTACATTATATACTTTTTGTTAATGTCAATAGTGAATTTGTATTTGATATTTAGAACATAAACATTAAATACATGTTTAATGTATATAAGTGGAATATTTATTTAAATATAAAACTTATAAACCCATTCATATATTTTATTCTTTAATAAGTTTTAATTTTTTTACTTTATGTATTCAATTAATTCTACAGATTTAACAGGTATTAGTAGTTTATTTGACTATTCATATACCTATCATTATTCTAAATACTCATGTCTTTATGAGTTTTATTTCATCCATATCATTTTATGTTACTTTATCTTTCTAAGCGGGTTAGGTGCATTTATCACCCGTTTCCATGAAAAACTTTATATAGCACATCCATGGTTTGGTAGATCATACATTATATCAATGATTCTGTCAACTGCATCTTCACTTTTAATACATAATACTGGATTACCACTTGCTGTTTTAATTTCGTTTTGTTATGTATTAGGAGGAATGATTATAGGTTGGATGTTAATTATTTGTCATCGTGAGATACAATATAAACGTATTATATTTAAATTGGAATGTAACCAGATTTTGTGTGAACAACGTGATAAACCTATCCATGATATTATTTCAAATATTAAAAAAGACTTATTACGAGGTCGTTCTATAGTCGAACGTATATTTTCCCTTAAAGTTTTTCATGGAATGTTTATGTTTCTATCCTGGTTCAATATTACAGGTCGCATCTTCGCATCTGACCAAAGCCCTGAGTTCCAGTGCTACACGTATCCTGTGTATAAGATTGGTGAAAGTAATAATAGTGTCATAGAGTTTGTACCTGAGGAGGATCCTAATTACGCTCGCTTACCGTGGGCTGGCAATGAAACGGTATGGGCAGTTGGATTATTCTTCGGACCGATTGTATTATTTTCGATTATAGGTGCTGTATGGGTGGGAATTAGCATATCGGCTGACAAATGTCGCTAAGAATCCCGTGTAAAGTCATAGCTATAGGGAAACCCCTTATGAATTAACTTATACTCACCAGGCTAAGGGTTGCCCCCCCCCCGATTGAGTAGTGAACTTTTTTTCGTCAAATTTAGACGAATCGTCTAATTTTTATATTTTGTCAAATTCGTAATACTTAAAGTTATTATGTTTTATATTATAACATACCTATATCAATTTTTGACATTTTATATAAATGCCTACTTTCAAATGCCCGAGATGTGGGTACTCCACTGATCATAAAGGACATCTCAAGTCTCACCTTAAAAAAAAGAAGATTTGTTCACCTATTTATAATGACATAATGAGAGGGTATATATTAGAACAATTGGATACGCTTATGAATTCAGAATTTGTGAACAAAATGAACAATTTTGACGACAAAATTAGACGAGATTCGTCACAGTTCAATTGCAAGTTTTGTAATAAATCTTTCAAACATGCTACATCTATGTATAAACACCAGCGTTCTACTTGTAAAAAAAGGGCACAGCTCATAAAAAAAGAACAAGAAAAGGATGAAAAGATAGAAGAATTAAAGAACCAAGTACATGATTTACTACAAATGTTAATGGAATCATCTGTTAACTCTAGTCTAGTTGCTAATAACAATAGTCACAATACTATTACTAATAACATTACTAACAATACAACTAACAATACTCAATTACAGATAAACAACCAAATTAATAACTATGGTTCTGAGAATACATCTTATATTACTAAAGAACAATATAAGGAAATACTAAAGAATCCCTTTACTGGATTATCTAAACTAATTGATTTTGTACATTTTAATGATGATCATCCTGAAAATAAAAACTTACGCATACCAAATAAGAAACAACCTTATATAGAGTATTATGATAATGGTTGGGTTATAGGAAATCGATACAAGTTTGTATGTAAAATGTTCTTTGTAAAGAAAGAAGCGTTACATCAGGCGTATTTAGATGTTGAGGATATGTTAGACGAAAAGACTAAGGAGGCCTATCGTTTCTTTAGGGAAGAGACTACGTTAAACCCTAAAACTGTAGAGAGTCAGCTAAAAGATATTCAAGCCGCAATAATGTCTGGTACTAGAAAACGTAAAGAGTATTTTAATACTAATATATCTAGTAATATATCTAGTAATATATCAAGTCATATATCAAGTCATATATCTAGCAATACGTCATCAAGTTCTACTAATCCTATAATGGGTTTTTAAGTAATTTATAGTAACTTTTATAGTAATCTCGGTTATTTTCCCTATAAGAAATAAAGCAGCTGTGTATCTTAATTGATAATGTTTCGAACTTTAACATTTCGAAATATTGGTGCTAGTTATATACTAATGTATAGGTAGTTTAAAGTTTTTCGTAGTACTTTCCTGTTAAATATGTACAAATCTATCTTATGATTACTATATCGAAGTTCGAAATTTATTGACTATATAATCTGATATAAGAACATATTCTACAAAATTTAAAAAAATAATGATCTTAAATTATTTCGAAAACGTTGGCATTTCGAAATGACTCCAAACTCATAAATATATTTGAAATTCTGAAATCTATAATATATTTCGAACTTAACTTTTCGAAATCCATTTCGAAATTAAAAGAATCATACATTGAATAAGAGTTGTCAAATTTAGTCAAAAAAAACAATAATAAAAATAAAAACATATTTAAGATATAATAATTATATATGAATAATGTTTAAATTTAATATGAAAAAAATAATAAATATAATCGGATGTTTTGTCATAAAAGTTTCGATGATAAAGATGTACTCTGCTTACAAACACCTACCAAACATGAATAACATTTTATTTTATAGTATATAAGATATTTATATATTTGTGTATGTTTTTGTAGGTATTTGTAACTTTTGTATGTTTTTGTAGGTATTTTTATAAATTGTTAAAATGTATAAAACATTCGATTAGTTTTTTTGAACCATTACAATCAAGCATTACTTGCTCCAGAACTACTCCAGAACTTCCAGAACTTCAAAACTCCAGAACAACTCCAGAACTTCAAAACGCTTCCAAAACATTTCCAGAACTACAAAAAAACAAATAAACACCTACAAAACAAGATGGCAAGTAAGACTTTTAGCTGGGCTGATATGGTGAGAAAGGGGGTGAGAAAGGGGGTGGAGAAGGAAGTGGTAGAGAAGAGGGACCGAAGTTCGGCGTACCCGGTCAGACGTAGGAAGTGGACGCCTCTCAATGAAAACAAGTCGGATTACTTACTTGCAGGAACCTACATGCAGCAAGGGATCTTGAAGGGTAGCTACAAGAGTGGATGGAGTGCCAAGTTGGGTTATTATTGGCGTCGTTACTCTACTCGTGCCAGTGCTCTGAGGGCTCTGGAAATGCATCAGAGTGGTTACCATGGTGGTAGTGGAAAGTGTAACCGTCAATACACCCCTAAGACCGTTCCCAGTGGTGGTGCCAAGCCTGTCCCTGTTAAGGTCCCTGTTCATTCCCCAGAACCAGTAGGGGAAGGAGATGCAGATGAAGAAGATGAGGAGAGTGTTCATGACTTTTCGGACCGTGATGACGATAGTGAGAGTGATGACGATAGTGATGACGATAGTGATGACGATAGTGATGACGATAGTGATGACGATAGTGATGACGATAGTGATAGTGATGACGATAGTGATGACGATAGTGATGACGATAGTGACATGTTCTATGGGAATTGTGACAAGTACCTGGCTTTTCCTCATATCGAGTACAGTGAGTCCCATGATGGGTACTGTAGCGATCCTGGTGAAATTGTCAAGACCAAGAAGAATCACTGGTTCAAGATCCCTCTTACCAATTTTTCCCGCAAGTTCCGTGATGAGCATTTTAACAAGTACAATGATGATCTTGCTTTTAGGGATGAGGATTATGAAAGTCATAACAAGTTTTGGCTCGATCTGCGTGAAACAGTAGAAAAGGACCAGGACAACTACTCTGCTAACCTTGTTGATGCTCTCAGAAGCTATGTTAGTAGCAATGGCTCTCTCAAGCGTGTAGATGGGTATGGGTGTCATGGGAGCGGGTACTGTGGATGTAATCCTGGTTACGATGAGATCGGAGAACCCAAGATAATTACTAAGAAGCCAGAGGTTCGTGAGTACGATGTTTGGGATTGATAGTCTATCTTAACATCTATCTTAAAACTTATCTTAACACCTAACCAGAATCAGGATACTTACGACTAAATAGAACTACTTAGCAAAAATAATCAAAATAAATTGTTTATAACGTAATATTTTTATTTTTGCGTATGCTTTTGTATGCTTTTGTATGTTTTTGTAGGTATTTATGAAACATCCTATGTAGGAACTTTACCGTAAAATAATAAGAAATACATATTCATTTTATTCGAAATAACATTATTTAACAAATATTATTTAAAAAGTCGCATTGTTATGTTAATTCTTGTGCCAGGACATTTAGATTTTGCTCGTTTTGGTACAGAATGTTTATAATATTTTTGCATATCTCCTCCCATGATGATTAATGAATTATGTCGCATTTTTATAACTTTTCTATATGATTTGTCTTTAGACTTGATAACGAAATCTCGCTCTTGTCCAAATGAAAAGCTGAAAATCGGAGAATTCGGTACAATTTGTTTCTCAGAATCACTGTGTGGTCCAATATAATCATCACCATTTCCATACCAATTTATTAATAATTGTTGGTAATTTAGTTTTTCTCCATCTGAAATATTTATTGAAAAATCACGTACCCATTGTATTAATTTCTTCATATATGGTTGTTTTATTGGTTCTGCTTCAGTTGTCATGCCGTTAAAATTGTATGTTTGTCCATATGATTTGTGCCATCTTGGAAAATCAAACTCTTTACCAAAAATTTTGCCTCTTGCTCTAGTTTCTGGATGCATATCCCATATCTCGTCGTATAATTCTTGTGTCATACGTATTTCTTTTGGTATTTTCGCTGTAATATACCATGAGTTGCCATGTGGTAAATAGGTAAGTTTACCTTTAAATTGAGCTGTTTTTTTCGTAGATGTTGTTGCCATAATTCTTTATTTGTGTCCTATAATTTTGTATGTCTTATGCGAAAGTTATTGACTAACTTTTATGTTGAATGTCATTTGTTGTTTCCTAAACTAGAAAGAAAATAATATCAAATGTTAAGTTTATCATTATTTAAGTAATTATTATGAACTAATTATTGAATATTGCTAAGAATTTATAATAACAACGAGTATTTCCACTTTTTTTATCTAGTTTAGTATAATCATATATATCTATTGATACGCCAATTTCAGCTAATTTATTTGAAAAAAACTCTATATCATAGTTACAAGGTACTTTAAATACAAACAAATTAGCCCTGTCTTTATACATCATATATAATTCATGAATTTCTCTACCAGATAGATATAATCGCATATTTGTTTGATCTTTATAATTACGGCCACCCCATGGCGCATCAACTATTATAACATCTTGTTCTGTAATAGACAAAACCTTGGTACAATCTCCAAATATTGAAGAAATATTTTTAACACGTAATATATCAATATTATGTTGTAGTACATTAAAGGTTTTTTCATATATCTCAATGGCATTAACATAGGCGAATTTACTAGCCATATAAATACTGTCAGAACCAATATTCGCGGTGGCATCGGTAATAACTAATTCACGTGTAGATGGTAAATAAGTTTGAATAACATCATATAATTTCATTGCACCTTCTATTTTTGACACAGAATACATACTTTCATCTGTAAATAAAAGTTTACGGTAATTTACGTAATTTGCACCATAAAATATGTCCATTGATTGTTTTTCTCCAATGTGAAATGCAAAATTACGTCTCAATTTGAATTTACCATCATATACATTACTGCTAATTTCATATATATTTGAACCATCTATAAAATAACTTATATACGCATATATTGTATATGTACCATTAAAATTCAAATAATAAATGTAATTGTTTATAGGGACTGTACTTGTGTTTATAGCACATTTCATATATAAAGATATTGCATTTCCAAAATTATCACCCATATAAAACAATGTTAATCCATCTTCTATATGTTTAGTCCATTTTGTGCCCTCAATTAATAATTCAGATGTTTTTGGGCGTTTACAATATACAATTTCTACGGCAACATAACAGTGTTCTTCATCTGTTCCTTCGTCTATATCATTTGTTTCACTCATTATTGTATAATATAATGATGTATTAATTAAAATAAAAAATTCACTTAATTACCCTTGATAATTGGTTTGATATAGTTAAATAGGTGTTAATCTTTAAATTATTAATTTAAAGATTCAGTTTTGCATCCCACATATGAATTATTCCGTTTCGTTGCGTTTATGGTATTAAGAATAAACAAATAAAATTTAAAAACAATCAAATATAGTAAATTTGGTAAATATGAAAAACTAAATTTTCTAATTCCAATTAATCACCTTCGCGATAAATCACAAGAAATTTATAATAACATCTCTTATATTTAATATAATCATAAACATCCACTTTTACACCAACAGTTGTTTTAAAACTTTCAATGTCGTAGTTGCATGGTACCTTAAAAATGAACAATTTAGCATAATCTTTATTATCTAGCCACAATTCACTAATTTCTTGTCCAGACATGTACAATTTCATTTTTTTAAGTTTCTTATAATCTTTTCCACCCCAAGGAGCATCAATAATAATAATATCTTGTTTTAGTTTTTCTAATTGTTCTAATGTATTGCCATTGATTAAATTAACGTTATTCAATTCTAAAGCTTCGACGTTGTTTTTTAACACTTCAAATGTTTTTATATCTATCTCAATGGTATTGATTTTTTCAAATTTGGGCGCCAGATATGCCGTATCAGAACCTATATTTCCTGTACCATCTGTCAATGTCAAATCTATTGTTATTGGAATGTATTTTCGAATTATGTTATACAGTTCTGTTGCCCCTCTGACTTTAGAAACAGAATACATACTCTCTTCTGTGAATCTTAATTTACTAAAGTTATTATTATTGGCACCATAAAAAATTTCTTGTGCTTGTTTTTTTCCAAGTTTAAAACTGAATGTTTTATCAGAACTATCGTGAGAAAATTGTGTATTGTCTTTTAACATTTCATTTGTTGTTGCTAATTTTAATTCTCCAGAGAATATGCCATTTTCTATATCTTTTACCATAGTACCGTCTCGAAGGTTAGATATATATGCATAAACTTTTTGTTCTTCATTATCATCATAATAATATATTATATTGTTAACAGGTATTTTCTTTCCATCACTTCCATCATCTTCAGAAGTAGATTTTTGATATACCATGTATAGAGATATAGGTTCATTTGTGTCATCATTTGCCATATAATAAACTTTACCATCATCACTTTTATCTTTGAACCATTTAGACCCTTTAAGTATTGGCACTCGCTTCTTTGGATTTTTTCTATATTCAATTATAACCTCAACCATATCATATGTCACGTCTTCACTACTACTAACATCATCTGAATCTCCACTTACTTCTAAGCCATCTTCGTAATTTAATTTTGTTTCAACATCTGATATATTCTCAGCTCCTTGTTCTGCTTTAGATCGGTTTCTTAATTCTCGTAACTTATCTTGTAATTGCTTTCTTTGTTCCAAAGTCATTTCTTGTGGGTTCATCTCCAGTAAATCAACCAATTTATAACTTGTATCTTGTTCTGGATCTGCAACGACAACATCTTCTGGATCTGCAACGACAACATCTTCTGGATCTGCATCAACATCTTCTGGCTCTGCACCAATAACAACTACGGGCTCTTCATCAACATCTTCTGGCTTTGCATCAATAACATCTACACCTTCTTGTTCTGGTTCACTTTGCATCACAGGTTCATATTTAATAATTCCTAAATCCTGTCTTTCATATACAACCATGTGTACTTGTGCACCATCATGCTCACCATCTTTCATATAAACCTGTCCATTAATTGTTTCGGTATCAATGTCTGCACTACTTGCATTACTATCATTAAATTCAACCCATTTACCGTTTTGTTTTACCCATGTAAAATAGTGACCAAAACCTTCTGCTCTATCTCCAATATCTCCCATATGCCATATTATACTTTTAAGATTATATCTATGAGATTTAGTTCCAATATACATTTTTTCATTAATTAAAGGTTCAGTATCAAGAATTAATGGCATATGTACAGGTGTACCATTTTTCTCCATCACCCCACCCATATAAACATGTCTGTTTATCTTAATATTTAATATAGGTGGTAAATCAACTAACAACATGGTTTTATGCGTATAATCATGACCACATTTAATAGAACGTACTCTATTTTCTTCTTCTAGCTCTTCTTCTTCTTGATATTTACGTAATAATGATTCAATATTTATAGGTTTACCTTCAATACCAGGTTTCATTTCTAACATAAAATTAGTACTATACTTTATCTTAACTGTACCAGCACCATCAATATCTTCACAATCATATGTACTTATTATATACATAGTATAGATACTGTATAAATGAGACATTATAGATTTACGTTCATATAATTTAAGTTTATTGAGTGCGGCACGATGTGTACCAATGAATTGGTCACTATCATACACACTTTTAAGTAATTCATTATCAGCGTTTTGATCAAGATTATGAGATAAGATGCCATTTGCAAGTATATCAACAGATACAGTTGGTCGGTTAGGTATAACAAGGTTCAAAGGTTCTGAAAGATATTCATGTATTATATCTAACAAGTATAGGAAAAATTCGCCACTATCATGTTGTCGTCCTATAGAAAATTTGGTTTTAATTAATCTACGAAATGGTAAAACTTTACCAGATTCAACAGCGTATCTTCCAGGTTTCCATAGTTCTTGCAAAATATCTACAAAACGATTTATAATGTTGTATTTGTTCTTATATTCAGGATTTCGAACTGTATCTAAATACTTATTTCTACGTAAAGTAAACAAATATTCGCGTATAGACATAATATTACTAAATACTTGTAAAACAGAGTTCATGAAACATGTGGACCCAATATTGCGAATACCTTTAATACCTCCCATATTTCCAGTAAGTCCTCCTACAGAACTTCGATTTGCGTGGTTTGTGCGTCTGCGCCGTCCTTTATATTCCTGGTCACCCTGTTGTTCTAATTCAGCCTGTAATTGAAGTTCTAACTTGCGACGTTTAGATTCAAGTTCATTTTCACGGTCTCTTTGTGTACGTAAATCATCAACTTGGTGAGATTTAATTTTAATTGATGTACTATTACATACAAATGATAGAAAACGATAAATATAATCTTCAACATAGTTTTCTAAATTTTTATTATAGTTAATTATGGGATGTTCTTTACGAACACGTTCCATAAAATCTGTGACAAATAACTCGATTTTATCAAGTAAATCATCCTCACCTTCTGAACATAATTTTGCAATATCAGTTTCTACTTTGGATCTATTTTCATATAGATATGAATATAATGCATGTTTTAGTTCAGGATATGATTTATCATTTACTTTCATAGTATGATTGGTATGATTATAAATTGTAAATTCTCTTGATCTAACCATATTTGGCTCAAATGTATGAACGTACTCCTCGGGATGTGACATTTCTATATCAACATAGCTGATTTCTTCACTGATATCTGGCGTGTGTTTATCACGAAAGTTTAACGGTATAGCATTATTTGCGTTGTTAATAGTAGTACGGTAATAATGTAAAAAATCAACAATCGGTACAACTAACTCAATTGCATGGTCTTTTGGGAATGTAGCATTTTTTATATCTTTACATTGTTCTGTATCTAATTCTTCATTTTTTACTTTATTACAATAGGAAATATTAGTTGTATTTTTCTTATCATTGTATGATTTAACAAAACCTAAAAAATCATCACCCACATCACCTGTTTCGGGTATAATTTCAACTTTAACTAAATCTCCACGGGTATATTTATTTGTTAACGTTTTATGTATAGTTTTTAAGCTGCTTATCTGTTTTTCTAGAGCGATAATATCAAACATCTTTGCTTTACGAAGGTTTCTATTTTTGTGATTAATTAATTTAAGTTCTTGATGACGTTCATTCAATGATTTTAGAAAATCTGCATACCTAAGTTGACAATACTGTAAGCACAATTCTAGATTGGGAACAGTAACACGTTTATTCACACCACGATCACTCACATCACCACTAATATCATCACCTTTGCATGTTCTATATTTACCAAATAGTTCATCTTGCACATAAATTAGTTTTTTATAGTTTTGCAGAAAATCAATTTGTTTATCATATGTATATTTAAGACGTAATAGTCCGAGCATCTTGTCATATACATCTTTTTCAAACGGATTGCTTGAGCGATTTGTTTTAATTTTATCAATAATAGTGTTATCAACTAAACTAAAATCTATTTCAAGTAAATAGGTATCTATATTGTCAGTACCATTTAGTGATTGATAATTCAATAAATTGTCACGTAAATAAGCGATTTCATAAATATAATTCATCTTATTAATTTTGCCCTCTAATATCTTAATTTCATCTTCAATTGATATTTTATCATCTAAGTATATACGATATTGTACTACACGAACATTATTAGAATGTGGTGTTTTATAATGACATTCAATGATAAGTTCGCTATTATTGTGATATAATTGAATAGAATCAATGTCGCATTTGTCAGATTCAAGAATATCAAGAAGTTTTTCTAAATCTTTAGTGAATCCTACTTTAGATTTATCATCTTGTGACGATTTCCATGCTCTATAAATGCGTGTTAAATCAAAAAATTGATTCAAATAATCGCGAATAGAATCTCTTGGAACGCTACCGCTTCCACTGCTATCACTATCACTATCAGTGTCATCATCACTTCTTTTACTACTACCATCACCGTCATATGTACTTTCACTGTTGGATGATGTATCATCACCAAATAGACTACCGTCATCTATATCTTGCGCATCTTCCATATTTAAATTAATTTAATTTGATAGAAGTTATAATAATATATAAGAAATACTTTAAACTTGCGTATTGCTTATAAATTCAAGAGTTTATTATTTTGTTCTAATTTAGACATATTAAATATAAACATTACACTAAATACAAAGAATTCATCTCGTGTCACAACGTCTGATTCATCTAAAAAAGCAGTTAATACCATACCAATAGATACTGCTTCATATATATGTTTCATTAATAAATAAGAATCACTATTTATATTAACATTTGTATTCATATTTCACAAATAATTAAGTAACCAACTATTAAATATGTATTTTTTATTTTAATTACACAACCTCATAAATGTAATAAGTTTTACGACAAGTAGGGCATGATACAAAATCAGTTTTCGCACCACCTGTTATATGTTGCTTCAGTGTTTCATACCAACATTCTGTGTGAAAATAATGATTACATTTTAAATTTAATACCTTGCAATTGCTTCGTATTTTTTCATGACATATTTCACATAATTTACCAATATGTGTTTTTTGTGTATCATAAGTAATTTGAGATAAGTTATTAAACCACCCCGCTTTTATATAATTAATTGCACGGTTTAATCTCTCTATAGTATTTAAATGTTGCAAAAGCTGAAAACGTTTATTTGAAATATCTGATATAACAACACCCATTGGTAAAGGAACATCTGCATCTGTAGGTTCACCTGTTGGACTTGTCCATGCAAGTGTTTTAATTTCACGTCGCGTAATAATAAGTGTATCAATATTAAATAAACAATGTTCCTTTAAAAGTCCACCATCTAATTTATTCAAATAATCAACGTAAGTTATAATGACGTCAGAGAAATAATGTTCGTATGAGCATTTGTAAATATATTGTTTATAGCCAAATGTTGTATATGTTTCGTTAAATGTTTTTTTATATATTTTACCATATAAATCTCGTTCTATGATAAATCGTAACGATGCATCTGCAAATGCTGTTATCTTTTTTTTGAAATCTAGTTTATTATGTGCAAAGAAATCAATAACAAAATCGCCATATAAAACACAATCATTTTTAAGAAGGGTTGAACAAATTGGGTCATCATATATAGATGTAAAATCATCAGCAATTGAATTATTTAAGTCTAATTTGAAAGATGTTTTTTTATTAGAATTAGTGGGTGTAGGTTTGAGATAAGCAGATAATGGTGTAGATAGATCAACAGTATGAGTTACTGAACTTCCTGTAATAGAACCAGATACATTGTCACGTGTATTAGTTGTAGATGTTACATTATTTGGGGTTGAGTTTGTGTTAGTTGATGTATATGATGTATTTGTATTTGTATTTGTATTTCTTCTTGATGACATGGAAAGTTTTTGTATGTTATTTATTTGAGTTTGATAATTTAAATATATAACTAAAATATAAAATATTGGAGTTTAAAACACCGTTATATTACATTTAGATATATTAATTGGATTTCTAACCAGTTAATAATGAAATTACAGAAATTAACAACTATAGTATTTCTATGTATATCTATATGTGTGTTATTATTTATAGGTTATAAGTTCGCTAAAAAAATAAAATTATTTTTCCCCTCATCCTTATCTATGTCAAAACAAATTAAAAATAAAAGTGACGACAATAACAATGAAGATGAAGAGTGTATTAAAGATAGAATAGATATGAATTGTTTACTTAAAGATGACAATGCTAAAAACCTTATAACTATAGTTCCAAAAATAAAAAAAGATAAAATTAGAAATTTAATAAACGAAGTAAATAAAGATACACACACAAATAAACAAATTATTATGTCTGTAAAACGAAAATCTAGAAAGAAAACAGATAATACATTAAGGAAAATCATTAATACGATATTATCAAATTCTTCAGTAAGAAGTTTGTTGAAAATAGATGAAACTGAAAAATTCACAAAAACATACTATAAAAGCGTAATGATAAATTTGGGATTAGAACCTGGAAATATGAAAATTAAAGATATGTTACAAACAATTATGATTTCTCTACCACCCATTTCTATAATAGAAGATATTATAGATGAGAATTTAAGTTTAAATAGTATGAGTAATAAGGAAGATAGAGAATGTGTGGTGCTTTATTTAGAAAAAAAGATACAATAATTATATAATACAATAATTATATATGAACTTTATAGTGGACCCTATAACCAATACTAAATATGCGATACATAGTACTAAAGGGTTATATGTATTGAAACAATATATTAAACTATATCAATATGGTGGTTCAGAAGATGCAACGTCTGAACCAGAAACTGAACCAGAATCTGAACCAGAACCTGAACCAGAACCTGAACCAGAACCTGAACCAGAACCTGAACCAGAACCTGAACCAGAACCTGAACCAGAACCTGAACCAGAACCTGAACCAGGAGATACCATGATAGCAAGATTACGACAATTGATTCTGCAAATGTATCAATTAAATCAAACAATACTTATACAACGTCATGTATGTGATGATACAGCCAGAACTTATTATCATTTATTAGACGCAGCTCCTGGTTTTGGTGAATTAAACAGAGCATTTGTTAACGATGAATTAGATCCAGGACAAAATTATAAAATGTATATAAACATAGCATTCCATGGAGGTATTGAGCCAAATGAAATGAATGATGATCACCATAATTGCGTCGTTGTGTTATATAACGAACATGCATATATAATTGGTAGTTGGATTGATTTATTTCCAATGACAATTATAACACGCCCGCGAGGCGAATTTATAGATTTTATCAATAGAGCAGGAGATGATGTGTTTAATTTCGAAGAGTTTGAAGGATTTTTTATCCCAGCAAACATACGTGGCCGTTATATGGATTTACTAATACAGGGTGGTTATTTGGGTAACAATCATAATAATTATGAAGCTTTCACAGGTGAAAGAGATGATATAGATCCAGCTTTATACTTTAGGTTTGCAGAATTGGTTAAATTTATAAATCATTCAGAAGGTGATTTACATATCGAAATAAATGATAATATTGTTTAATAAGTAATAGATTTTAATATCAAATGATGTTATTAATATGCATTACGATGTTTTGAGCGTTCTTTCATATCACGACTTGCTTCAGAAGTTACAGAAAATCCATCATCGTCTCCAAATTCTTCACGTAATTCATTTACTATGTCATCAACACCTTGAGCTGGTCTCATTTCTCTAACTGGACGTCTTTCACCGCCACTTCTTGGTATATTTTGGCTAGAAGATTGATTAAATCTGCCTGTATTTGGACGTCTCATTGTTTCTTGTACTGGGGCCCCACGTTGTCCAGAATCGTCTCCTTGTGTTTGTACTCTTGTTGGACCGAACATATTTCCCATATCTTCCATCGACATTCCCATAAATTTTCCGCCATTTGTCATTCTCTTTGCCATTTGTTGCGTGAAGTGGAATGACAGTGCACTCCATAAAATAAGACCAACCAAACGGATTTCGACAGGTAATTTGGAACGATCCTTGAAATATTTTTCTGCAAATTCTTCAAATACATCATCAAAATCAGTAATATTTTCATTAACACTTTCAGACCACCCTTCTAGCTCTAAATTAAGAGGATTCCATTTTCCAAAAACGAATTCAACAATAGACGATCCAGTTGTAATTGCTTTGCGTAAAGTACGTACACCAGCACGACGACGAAGATCTTTACTTGTATCTTCATAGAAATCTTTCATTTCGTCTAAATCAGAATCGTCAGTAAAATGCGGTATACGTACACCTTTATCTTTTAGTTTTTGTAAATTACGGTAAACTTCACGTTTAGCAATTCGGATTTCACGTTCTGTCATTTCAGGACGATAACTTCCAGAATATTTGACATGACGTTCATTATCATCTTCATATCCACTATGACCACCATGTCTATGTTCATTATAATTATCATATCCACTACTGTTATTGAAATTATCATGGCGGTTATAATTACTACCTTCTTTATTAAAAGAACGATCATTGTCATCATGTCGCGTATCTATAACTTTTTCATTAATTCCATTATCATAACGGTCACTTCCTTTACTTTCAGTGCGAGATTTAAATAAAGGACTGACCTTTTTAGGTGAAGAGAATGTGTCATGATATCCGTTTAATTTTTCCAGGTTATCTATACCTGAGTCATCAATAGTTGATCCATTAACTTCTGCGTGGTCATCTACTTTAAATGTATAGGAATCATTATCTTCATTAGAATCAAGTTTAATATTTTGATTCGAACTGAATTCATTTCCACTAGCGTTACGTGTTTTACTTGGATTTGCTAGTATATCTAGTCCAACACCACTATTTGATTTTACTCTATCAGTCATTTGGTTAAATTATATAAAATATGTTGAATAAGTTAATAACTATAAGTTTCTTTTAAATAAGAATACAAAATTAGTATATTGAAATAATAAAAAGAAAGTAGTAATAAGAATAAAACGAACTCACTTTTAAAAAAAGTCTAATCCAAACTAAGAATTTCAATTTGTTTTTAATTCATAATGTTTTGTTCAAAAGTGAAATAGATCAAATGCGATAGTAAAATCAAAAGTATTGTTATCTTAGCTTAAAAAAAATGTGTTTTGCATTATTTTTTTATAATTTTCTCTATCTTTACATTTTACTCTTCAAGAAAAATGGAACACAACCTTCATATAATGAAGGTAATATATCACTATCAAATCTCTTAAAAGGAAATACGTTAGCGATTGTTGTTTTAAATTCCCTATATTGATTCCAAGGGATTACTTCACAACGCGTTACCTTAAAAGTAATAGATAATGCTACATCAAACCCATTTATTTTTGTAATCATACAGTTAAAGAACCTTTCTTTGATATAATTAGTAAATTTAACTGATATTTCAACAGGTATATTAATATACATATACTGAATTAAACGGAATTTAGTATCTTCTCTATTAATTTTTCTATTCATTTTTGAAATATTATAACATTCCTCGGATACCATCCTCAACTCCTCATTTTCAAAAGGAATCTTAATTCTATCTCCGAAAACATCATTTTTCTTCAAATAAATATATTTCAATAGATAATGAACATACATATCTGATGTACGACGCATTGGTGAAGTGAAATGAGAATATTTATCAATACCCACCAAATCGTGTGATTCAGGTACATGTCTGTAATCTGCTTTAATACCGTCTTTTACAATTGAATTAAGTAAATCACTCTTACTTGCTCCACCTTCCAAATCTGTAGCGTCACAAGTTCTAAATATACCCAATTCATCTAAGTTTTTAGATAAATATTCTCCAATGAAGCTATTAGCATAGATAGCAAATTGAGCAATCATATTCTTAACTCTTCGTACTTTTTCAGTATCTTTCTTCAAAATAGGTAATCCATCAATATATTTGATAGTTGTTACAGGTTCTGAATTCAAAACACTACCAATAGAACCTCTTTTTATCTCAATAGCTTCGGAAATTTTAATCCCCAAATCCATCGTAGATGTTTCAGAAGCTTCTTCATAGGTAAATGTATATTTTTTTTCTACTTCGATTGTACGAAAAAATAATTCTGCTGTATCATCTTTTGGTAAAAATGTATCCCCATCTATTTCTACAGATATAGAAATAGATTTTCTAAACCCACTTGTTTCACCATCATTTGGTCTGAGAGTACATTGTCTCAAAATCTCATTAGGTAATAAATGTATTGGTTCTGTATTAGAAGGATAACAAGTTACCCCTCTCTTACGAATATCTTTCCACAACTTAGAGCGTATACTGATATAATCAGTTGGGTCTGCAATGTGAATTGATAAAACTATTGTATCACCTTGTGTACAAATAGATAATCCATCATCAGCATCTGTACATCCTTCAGGGTCCACTGTATAAACAGGGCTTCTAAAATGATGTCTTAACTCACTAGGAATTTTATATGCATTAACTTGTAATTCATTCTCAGCTAGTAATTCTTCAGTAACTTCTGGAGAATTTCTTTCTTTATATTTTTCCTTAATTTTAAGGAAATTTGTATCAAAAAGTTCGGTAATAACTGACATTTTTTGATTACGTTTTTAAAAGTTCTTCTTTAAAGTTTTAATAAAATAAAAATATATATGTATTATTTTTAATTTCTTTCTTTTTATTTAACTTTAATTAATAAATATTTGTATTTATATTTAAGGGTGTTGAATTGCGTTGCCCCAAAAATCTTCTGCCATTTTATTTAAATCTGGATAAGCACTATCACGTAATACTTGTTCTTGTGTTCTAGTTAATGACATCTGACGCCCTCCTTTAGCATAAAACAATGGATTTTTACGTGGGGTTGTATATGGTGGAGATGGATATGTGAGCATACGGTATGGTATTCCATCACCTAAGTATATAGAATGAACATTATCACTTCCACATGGTTTGATAAATACATGTGGACCAATATAAATAGTTCCTAGTGCCATATAGTAACTGTTTGGATAAAATACGCGGAATTCAAAACTACCATCTGCACCTGTGGTAATAGTGCCATGGTTAGGCGTGTTTTCAAAGGCAACTTCTGGACTTGGAAATGGTAATCCACTTCCTGAAAAAGATGAGTTATAGGTGGCTGGGCTACTTGCGTAATAAACGAGTTTTTGAATGCCACCTGGAATATTCCCACGGA